CCATTTGTCCAATTCGTTTTTGAAACCAGATGCTTCAAGATTAGCTTTGGTAAGTTCCATTATTTCGTTTTGTTTAGAAGTCGGCAATTGTCCTACATGAACATAATAAACATAACGTTGAATATCGTAATTCAAGTTTAAAATTCCTCTAAGTTTTCTACTAGATTCCGAAGTCCTTTATCCATGAAATACTTCATTAGCTTCATGCCACGACCACCGGTTATTGTACTATTATCTATATAGCATCGATGAACTTCTTCGATAATGTCTTCTGGAATCTTGAAAAGAGAAATCAAACTCTCATTTCGATTGTAATTCTGCATCACTTCGGCGTTGAATACGTTCTCGGGCACTGATGCAATCCATTCATTCACCTTGGCATCGGTAAGGCGCTTTTGACGCTTATCCGGATTGACGAATGTATCGTCATCCGACAGCACGTTTGGAATGCCGTCGCCAAGATCGCCACGAATGATGTGTTCGATCAAGAATGAGCCGGGATTGTCACACTTCATGAGCGACGACAAGCGAGGCGAATACATGGCGATACCGGGAATGCGCTGTAGCTGCAAAAAGTCCTTATCATTGGAAATGATGATATGCGGGCCGGGCTCACGTGTGCAGATGGCACCAATGATATCGTCGGCTTCCGCCCGGTCGACTCGGATCACCTTGTAAGGAAAGAATTCCTTGATTTCGTTGTGGATGGTATCGATGATTTCGAAGAGCCGATTCCAGTCAATGGTTGACTGCTTACGAGCCGCTTTTCGAGATGCTTTGTAATGTGGGAAAATCTGCTTGCGCCAATAATTCTTGGCATCGATGCAGATTACCACTTCTCCATATTGTTTGTGGAACTTCCTCCGAACAGAACGAATGACGTTCAGGACAATGTGTCGTGTTGCATTCTCGTCTAGTTCAATGTGTTGTTGCATAGAAATCATGACGGAGCTTACAGCAACCGCCGAAAAATCAACTAAAATACTCAATCTATATCTTCTTTATTCTCTTCTTTCAAAAGCATCTCTACAAGCTCTTCATGACCATCAATGGTATCTTGGCAATGATAATACTTACCAACATTGCGCATAAGTGCAGAGTACAAATAATCTGTCACGTAATCGAAATCTTTCAAGAAACGTTCGTTGAGTTCGAAACCGTGGCCTTCAATCTGATTTAGTAATTGTTCTGAATAGTGTTCTGAAATTTCTGAAATATCTTCTTCGGTAAAGTCTGTAATGTCATCCTTTTTGGTGAGTGATGACTTCTTTAGGACAGGGAAAACTCGAAGGTTCTTCATTTTTACTCTCTTTTCTGAATTATTTAGATCAAAAAACAGAGAGTAGGATATCGTTCTTGTTTATTCTTCCATTTTGGGCCACGGCTTCGGTTGTGGTGAGGCTGTTCCAAAGCTTGTTCAGTTCCCGCTTTCCGGCCTTCGCCGCTACCGGTACGGTTTCGTGTGGCTTGCGAATGGTCTTCTGTTTGGATGTCTTCAAATCGACATTGACGAGTGTCGAACCCTTGATCGCCAACTTCTGTCCAGATGAAGCCTTGTAGATCGCCAGCTTGCGTGTCTTGGTGTTGAAGGTGACCAGTTCGGTTGCGCCGATAATCTTGGTAGGTGAGATGGAAGCGATGTTCAGTGTCTTTTCTTCGGCTTGATACTTCAAACCCTTGATTAAATTTTCGACTGAAACCTTGCGCTTCTTTCGGGGTGCACGGACACGCTTGCGGTTCTCGACAATGGACTCGGCCCCTTCTGTGAAGGATCGAACCAAGGCGATGTAGGCTTCCCGTTGCGCCTTGGTCATCTTGAAACCTTCTTTCAGTTCCTTGACCTTTGGAATGGCCTCTAATTCGGCCAAGAGAGGCTTATAGTAAGCTCCAATGTGTGTGATGGCAGAAAGGGGCAGGGACTCGGCCTTGACCCAATTTTGGAACACGAAATCGGTTTTATAATCATTCCAAATGAAATGATCGATTTCGTCTTCAAGCTCTGCGATGTACCAGAATTCGAAAACAGGCTTGGATGGTTCTTTTGGCTTTTCGACCGGAGCCGGGATGGTGGACAGAAGGAATTTGATGTTTCGATTATAGAAATCGATGGTTTGGTCTGTGAGAATGCAGTTGCGGGAGCGCATACGGGCGACCCAACCAAGCGTAGTCGTGACCTTCATGTCATCGACTTTCTTGATCTTTTTCAGCGTATCCTTATCATTCTTTTCGAGATATTCATGAAGGAATTCAATAGCTTCCTTGCGCCCGAAAACATAGTTGTAGAAGTTTAGAGCATCACCTAATGCACTGTTAGAAGTTAGATTGGAACCGGGGGACGGTTCTGTTCCAACATACTGCTTACTAAGTATTTGTGCCGCTGCACGACCGATATGTGGTGTATTTCCTTTACGAGACATTCTTTACTAGTTCTGTTATTGTATTAAAAGCGGCCTTGACGCCACTATTCAACTTATCATAAGTTTCTCTATCTATAATTTTGAAACCGTTGGGGTAATATGCACCATCTTGCTGTAAAAAGCACAGCGGATTGTCTCTATTCCAGACAATATGAATGTATTCGCCATAATTCTTTTCTGGAACCAATACGCCTGTTGCGCCGGGTTTGGCATTCATTCCTTCACCGATGTTAACAACATAGATTTTTTCTTCTGCGATGGTAAGTCCTTCAAGATGTTTCTTCACGATGCGTTCGATTGCCCAATCTTGATCTTTGTAGAAATAACCGTGACCAGCTATCTTGTCGGTGAAGTGCTTAATTACTGCATCGGTAAGCTTGCGTGAAGCTTCATCGATATTTTCAATTACCAATTTCGAGGTCATATATAAAAATTTTACCCTTGTAGATATGTTCGTATTTCTGAAAAATTTTAAGAACGTCTGCCTTGTCCAGACCACCATTGCCGCAGCCGGGCCACGGGAATGCAACGGTCTTGATTTGGAGTTTGTTCATTTGCTCAAATGCGAGCGGTAGATTACGCTCGATATATTCGAGCTTTGACGGATTGCGCCAATCGATCTTTGTAGCGAAAAACATGATGTATTTCGGACCCATCAGCTTCTTTTTGAGCGTGATGAATTTTGGCTTCAACAGCCTTGGTCCAGCATACAGGAGTCGTCTTGAAAAAATATTGTAGGCTTCGCATTCTTTCGGAAATTTTTCCTTGAAGCGAAGCGCTACACCTTTACCCATTACACCAACAGAGTTGGTTGTATTAACGATGCATTCGGCATCAGCACACAGAACGTCGCCAATCTTGATTTCTATTGTCATGCATTTATTTATTCACTCTTTTTGCGATGGACAAACAGATACCATGAAGTGTCGGAATGATGCGTCGTTCGCTCCATGAATTCGTCAATTTCTGCTTCATCATTATAGGTTCTGATGATAGTCTGATAGAATTCACCATCTTCATCATCAAAATATGATGTTATTGATCTACCCAGAAATGGAGTCCTGATTTTAGCAACGCCGCCCAACTATTCTTCCTCTTTGGAGGGATTTGCCTTTATTTATTCTTTAAGGCTCTGGCGGCTCTTTTCTTACTGCCGATTTTGCGACGACCTTTGCGTGGTCGATTCTTGTGAGCATGTGGCATTAAACTTCCTTCTCGATTACAGTTGTGCTAATCACATGCCAACCTTGGATGCATTCAGCTTCATATTCTTCTTTCAACCATGGGTCTGCCATGATTTGTTCAATGATATCGGACTTTTCCGGCTCATAGGCAAATGCCATTGACCAGTCATCACCCGATTCTGTACTTCCATTAACCATCCAAATTTGCATATATTATTCCTGTGGTATGTTTATGCATTCTGTGCCGACTACCGGACCATTTTCCACATAATCCGAGGATGGAGCCTTGGCCATCTTGGCGAACGCTTGACAATCGTCAACGGTAGCAAACGGTTCAGAGACAACGTGAACGTCTATCTTGGCCGGTACATCGATCAAATTGGTGTTGTCGTTGTTCGTATCCACATGCGCTGGCATGAGGATAGCGACTATGAGATAGAATTTTGCAACAGCGATCATCGATCTTCCTTCCAATAGCAGCCGCCATTTAGTTCACTTAGCTGATGGCCGTCGTGTAAGGCCAAATCCGCCATATGATGGAAGGCAGCTTCACAGGCTTCCATATCTTTGAATGGCTGGATTTCCGAATAGGACAGTTGCCCGCCCCAAAATGTAACGAAAATTAAAACGAGATGCATTTATATTCCAAATTTCTTTGCGAAGACTCGAAGGCGAACAATGATCGGTGGAGGCGGAACGCCCGGTGACCAAGCGTTATAGTATGAGCAAAAACAGCCATGCTCTCTCATGCCGATGCAATCTTCGCAGTCATATGATGGATAGAGAAAGTTCCGGACGCTAAACTTGACGGCTATTCCAAACCCTAAGTGCTTCGTCCTTTGAAAGGTATTCCAGATTTCCAATTTGGCAACTATCACATTCTATTCGCCAGCCGCAGGCTTGATTGTCTCGCATCCATGGCTTTGCACCACAAAACGGACACGGCTTTGGAGTTTCAGGTTCAAATTTTGTATATGAATTTCTAAAATCGTATTCGAGCAATCTCGCAACAGCTAATGCTTGCGGCGTCATAGATCGCTCTAATTCTTCTAAGCGTTTACGAGCTTGTTCTTTATAGCCCTTGGAAAATTCGACCGTCACGAACGTTTATTCCAACCCTGTGCCGCATACACATCAGCGGCATAATCAACGCATTTCTTTTCGGGATTGGTCTGGCGTACAGTTCCGATAAAACCCAAATCTTTGCCGCAATTGACACAGATACAATGACAGGCCAGATTTTCTTTATATTCCAGATGCTTACAAAAAAATTTCTTGAACAACTATGATCCTGCTTTTCGGCACATGCGATAGACAGACCAGTATGGAGGCTTGCGCCCGAATATGCGCTTGTATTCAGAGTTTGGAAGGTATTCCCAAGACAAGTCTCGCTTGTTCTTGAAGCGCCATTTTGGATAACCGAAGAACACCACAAGCCACCACGGCGTGACATACAGAGGCAAGGGGCTTGGATATGATGATTTTTCAGTCTTGGAATGCCAGACTTCTACTTGGTCAAACACTTGGTGCGCCTTATTGGAGATTTTGGAGGCGTCAGTGGGATTTGAACCCACACTCCGTAGAGACTTCCGCTTTGCAGGCGGATACGTTAGCCATTCCGTCACAACGCCACTTGTCTATTTATCTTCCACAAATTTCAATTCGTCAAGAGTTTTGAACGAAATATAGCTGGCGTTATGGTCATTCACATAACCAGCGCCATCAACTCTGTAGATTTGAATGTGAATCGTAACTCTATCGTTATCATCCACATCGATATCATCCGTGATAATGGCACGGCGTTTGTGGTCACGATACCAGATTTCGATATGCTTACCAGCAAGGTAGGTTACTAACCATTCCTTGTAAGTTTTCCGAGCATACCAGAACGAATTTCGAAGTTCAAAGAATCTTTCGTTTACAGTCGGTCCAAAGTGTGTCGCCATTGTTTTAGGCGTCCTTCAATGTTATATTCAGAATTAGCATACCTTTTTTGCAAAGTCAAGTTATTTTGCACCATAGGTTGATGATAGTTATCTATCACTTGCAAAAGGTAATTTGCGAATGTCGTCATATGTTGTGTTGGGTCTTCATTCCATCGATAGGTGAAGCCGTATGACGACAGAGTTTCCGGCAGAGCGCCATAATCCGGAGCGATAACCGCACACCCCGCCGCCATAGCCTCTATAGCGGCAATACAGCTTGTTTCAGGCCATATGCACGGGTAGGCGAAGATATCTGCCATCGTCAACGCAACCCTCACAGCGTCGTTAGAAACGGCCCCATGACTGGTTATCTGTGGATGGTCGTTGGCGATGTCGAACAGCGCCTTGTATGGTTGGTCACGATGTCCCCAACCATAAATTTCAAATGATGAAAATATGTCCAGATGAACGTTCGGACGGAGCTTGGCGATTTCGAGGAACACCGGAATCAGAAGCTCTAGGCCACGATGTGGAGTCGTGTGGTAGATCAGCCGGATTTTGTCGTCTTTGCGCTTTGGTGTGTCGTCAAACGGAACAATCGCATTGCGGATGACAGAGCTTCCTTTGAAGGGAACCCCGAGCGCCAGATTGTAAGTGTTGAACTGATAGTTCGACACGAACACCAATTGATCGAAACGAGAGCGGCTTAGCTCATTCCGCAGATGAGCGGATTCCGGATCATCCCATGTGTCGTTCAGGATGAGAATTTTCTTTTTTCCCGGCACCAGTGTGCGAACCCGAGAGGAAATAAACTGAAATTTTTCAGTGTATTCCGGGCCGAGTCCTTCGGTGATTCGTTTGTACATAAGTTCAGACCCACCACGGGAATTTTTTGACAATCCCGTGAGTGGGTCTATGTGATCGTCCGCAAGTGATTGCGGCTTACTGATTTGATATTCCAAGCTCTAACTTTCTGTCAGAGTTTTGCATTTTCTCTGACTTGATCGAGATTCCATAATTGTAGAATCTTACCATTTTCAAAAACTTTTGTCAAGGAATTTCGCATACCTTTGATACCAACATCCCGTTCATCAATTGTGATGTACTTTCCGTCGATTGTATCTTTTGTGACCGCCAAGCGACCGGCCTTGGATGCCTTGCCCATGTCGCTCTTGGGTTTCTTGTACACGTCAACCCAACCGCTGCCCATATCCATGGCATTGCACTTCATGGCGTATTTGAGCGAGTCACGATTGACTTGCTGTAGCAGAGCGCCGCCCATGCCGAACACGATGTTGTCAGCAGACCAGCCATGATCCCGGTAATTTTCCAAGATCGCATGGATTGTGGCCTTGCCGACGCCATCACCTTGAAGGATGCGCACGGACGGATGCAGGACATGGAAGCCCTTCGAATTTTCGGTATAACCGAATTTCTGCCCGAGCAATTCGATCACGTTCAAGGTGACTTCGACTGGATCACCGGAGTCGGGCCGAACCACAAGCAATGCGCCCGAGTCAAGCACTTCCTGTTTGAGCTTGTCGCCCCAAATGTTCGACACAGCATTGTAGATGTCATAGGAATCCGACACGACAGACACGATTGCGCCCGGTTTGCCGAACTGTTTCAGCATATTCCGGTAAGCGTCTTCCTCATGCTCTTCGCCCCATGACGTGATGGTGGAGTGTTCAGCCGCCGACACGGAAAAGCCCGCCATGTCACAGTTGTACTCCCAATAGGCACCGACAATCGCCGGAACGGTATCTGTGCCCATGAAATTGACAAGATGCGCCATCCCGCCAATCTTGGCCGACTCGAAGGATGATGCGCCACGGCAACCGAAATCATGGAGCTTGAACGGAATTTGTTCGGCTGGATTGTCAGAAGTTTCCAGCAAAAATTTCCAGATATCTTTTTTAATTTCCCGTGACAGGGTAGCGACGGTCGATGGATACCAGACGGCCCGCAACAGCGCCGTTTCGACATAGCTGGTAAGCCAGAAGAAATCCGGATGAGTGTTGCGGATTTGAACTTGCGGCGTATGCAGCGGAACTACTGTCCCTTCCGGCAAGGCTTCGATGGAGAGTGGCATATAGCCTAGCTTTGCCAGTGCAAGCCATCCTTCCTTGTTGAAGGGGACGCCATGCTTCGCAGCAAGCTTCGCCGCCCATTCGATTTGGTATTCATTTGGCACATACAAAAGCTCTTGCAAGAACGGCTGTAGGCCAAAGTGAACCACTTCCGGTTCCTTGCCAATCAAGCCCTTTTGATCGCTGAATGGAAATGCCGTACCACGAGTTTCAATGTAGGACGATACATATTTCGTGCCCGGTGGATATTGCAGCCAATGGCTGAATTTGTATGAATCACCCGACAGGATGATATTTTCGAATATAGATTCTCTAGCTGACATTTTGTTCTCCTAATTGGGAGGGATTTTTGGGTCTATCCCGGTTTCTATTCTGTTACTTCATAGTGTTTCATGACATAGCCCTTTGTAGCGTCACCTTTTTGATATGACTTTACTCGGGCTCTCTTGGCTTCGCACTTTGTGCATTGCCAACGTTCAGGCTTATATTCTTCAAACGTGTGATCGCATGTTTGGCTTCCGCCGATTGTTCGATAGAATGGCTTGCACCAGTGACGCCTTGGTGAAGCTCTTTCATGTGCCGTCTCGATATACTTCCGAATGGTTTTGACTTCATTCAGATGAATGGTAACGACGGTGTGTGCCATGTAAGCAACTTGCTTGCCTTTTATGAAACCACGCTTCGGTGCCACATCTCGCAATTCGATCACTTTTTGCGACTGATACAGGAAAAGGATCATGGTGATGAGATTGCGAAGATCACCAGCACCATCCGGCAAAATTTCCCTAAGCTTGTTTTCTGGCAATTCGGAAATGTTGAGAAAGTGATATTTCTCAACAATTTCATTCCGCATTTCCATGGGAATATCGTTGTCGGAAGAGCCGAGCATATGAGCGGCTTTCATGCGCCTTGACATGACCACTTCATCCGGGCGACCTTCCGAAGGACCAATCACAATGGCGTAAAGCAGCACCGCTGGCGCTCTGCCGTCCATACCTTTCGATATGGCGAAAATCATGTTGCCAACGACAAGATATCCGACTCGCCAGTCACGCTTTTCATCGTTGCCGGTCTTTGGACGCCCAAAAGCTTGCAAGAACAAATCAACATCGAATTCGTAATACGACACGTCGAAGTGTGGTATCGCAAATTGTTCGTTCTTGAACAGAAGTTCCGGAGCCTCTTTGATGAAATCGGCCATGATTTCAGAAGACTTTTCATCAAAAATAAACTGCTTTGCCTTTGGAAGAGCATACTTGATCGCATTGACCCATTTGTTTTGAACGCCTCTCATGGTATCTTTTGGTGAAAAGCGTCTCATTTCATCAAGCAAAGAACCTTCGTTCTTGGAACGACCAAGTTCACGCAAAACGTCGTCAATATTCCGAGGCGGTTTATTGAGAATGGATGCCGGATTTGCCATAGCTTAGAGCCCCAAAAATTGATCAATAATATCCCAATGATCTTCGAACATTTTTGTTGGGTCTAGATCGTCCAGCAAGACCCACTTGGCGTCAACGGCGTCGTCGGAACCCTTGATTGTCGGCAATTCCCCATCGGGCAAGCGAATGAGCGCTGCATGAGAGACTGTGCGGCCTCTCTGACTCCGGTGTGGATGATCGGCCAAGAACCACTTTTCGATGGAGCCTTCAAGCTTTGGCAAGCGAACGCCAATCTTGGTTTCCTCGATTAGCTCACGCAACACGCCTTCCTTGACGGTTTCGCCTTGGTTCAGAAAGCCGCCCGGCAGAGCCCAAAGACCTTCACCCGGCATTCCGCCACGCTTGACCAAAAGCACATGACCAGACTGAACAACCACGGCATCGGTCGTGACGAAGATTGGCGGAAACTGGTTATATTTCTGCCCGTCAACTTCTACCGGCTCGAATTGCTTTTTGTATTTTTTGATGTGTTCATATTCTCGTTCAATCACATCCAATTCTGATTTGAAAAACAAATTGGTAACGATGCTCTTGTGATTGTCGTCCACAAACCATTCCGCATTACGTGGTCTGTTTTCATAGAATGCGCACCGAATATCGGTTGCGTTCACCGGATATGGAGTCGGTAAATCCAGCAAATCCCATTGTGGGAATTTTTTCAGATAATAGGAAGAATGATCTTTCGAATGACCGATGACGCCAATTTTGGTTGGTCCAGCCCGCCACGGATGATTCGTGGCTGTTCTGATGATGGCTTGGATTTCAGTTTCCCATTTCGTGTCATTGTACATGAAATCATCACAGGGGACGACAGAGACACGCTTGCGTTCATCGGGTGTGAGCAATGACTCGATCAAGCGTTTGCGTTCATCGAACGTGAACGGATTCTTTGCGGTGCGTGGCCTATTGGCCGAACCGACAATCAGGATAACGTTTTGGGATTTTGCGAGAGCGGTCTGTAAGACCTTGAAATGGCCAGCGTGAAATGGCTGGAAACGGCCTATGAAGGCCAGAAAATCGTACTGCATTTATCACTCCAATTTGGGAGAGGTTCTTGTGGTCTATCCACAAGCTTATTTATTCGAATATATGCTATATGTTGACGTTTGTCAAGAGAAAATTTATGTCAAGGGAAAGTTGAATATTTTAATCGATTGAAAGCCCATATTGTCATTTTACATTTCACTAATTTAGGAACATCATTTTCGTGGGTAGGGGCAATAGGGAGAAACGTGGGCAGGGGCAGAGGGAGAATGTCATGCAACTGTTGAGAGCATGTTTAGCCATTGTCATTCTGGCAATGGCCGGTTTGCCTAGCGGGGCAAACGCATGTACACATGATACGTGCGAAGGATTTTTGGGCGGCGGAAATAACAACGGCCAAAATCAGAGGTAGAATTACACTCGTCTAGGTTTGAGTGTCGAGTGTGAAAAGGGCTGTAGGTGCACCTACAGCCCGGTAAATTTTGGGGTGATCGACGGTATTCGAAACCGTACTTACTGATTCACAGTCAATCGTGCTAACCACTACACCACGACCACCATAGATTTTTATTTAGCACGATTATGGAGCAATTCCAACATCGTAATCGTATTCAAATTCTTCGTTTTCTTCGTCCCACTCGCCCTTCATTTCAAGAACCCATGCATTATAGGCTTCGGACGGTTCGCCGGTACTCACTCGATATTCCGGATCATGGTCTTTCCAACGGGCTTCCACAACAATAACTGGCGTCCCTTTGAGGATGCGAGCAACTTGATCCATGCACCATTGCTTATGCCAACCATCGTACTGGCCATATCGTTCAATGTAATACATTGCCCAATCAGTTGGGGTGAAATTTTTGAAGGGAGAAAAATCGATATCGACCGGGAATTCTCCCAAATAATTTTCAGCCATCTTTTTTGTCCAGTGCCAGCATGAGACGATCTACACCGATAGCCCAACCGATTCCTTGTGCGTATCGACCACCACCGGCAACCTGTTTCTGTGCGCCAAGCGACTCGCACTCAACTTCGAAACCATCCTCGATATAGTAACCCAAACCACGGGTAACCGTCTCTTTGAAGTCGAAGTCCAAAACAGGGTCCATCCCGAGTGCATAGAGGCAATCCTTTAACAGGAATTTTGCCTCATAGGCATCCTCTTCAGGATTTTTGTTGCCAAGGATTTCCACACCAAACTGTGTGAATTCCCGATAGCGACCAGCTTGCGGGCGCTCATAGCGATAGCAGCGATTCACATAGAAAAGCTTGATTGGCTTGGGCATCGCTTTGCTCCAATCCGAATCATACATTTCCTGAATGATTCCGGTGACTTCCGGAATCAATGTCACGCCACGACCGCCCTTGTCTGCGAAGGACCACATTTGATCCTTCGTTTCATTTGAAATTTTCTTACAAAAGGTTTCGGCATCCCAAATGGAAGGGATCACAACTTCCTTGAAGCCACGGGCTTTACAAGTTACACGCAACGTATCGATAACATTCGTGTAAAGAGCCGCTTCCTCTCCCATTAATATGCGGGTGCCTTTCAGCATTTTACTTCCTTTGGACAAGTGCAACGTAAACTTTGTCCACAATAGACTCAAAATATACGTTTGTCCAGCCGTGTGATTTGAAATGTTTGCGAATTGCGGCATAAACTTTATGCCTGTTTTCCCGAGAAATCTTGGGAGCATCGAAGTTCATCACATAGGCAGTAAGGCCAGTTTTCACCGCTTCTTCTGCCAAAGGCCAATCGAATGGCATGGGTGTTTTTGAGAAATACGAAACCGTCTCATACTCTTCCGCCTGCAAATTCTTGTCTATGACATTTTGGAGCCGGGCGGTTGCGGTCGAAAGTTTCATCATCGAATCTCCTAGGTTGCCGATTTTATGGCGAATATAGGGATTATATGATTGATGTCAAACAGAAATTTTGGTTCCCCGTCATGGATTCGAACCACGACTTTTGCGTCCAGAGCGCAACGTTCTGCCAGTTAAACTAACAGGGAACAGAGATGAATTGGTTCCCGCTCATGGACTCGAACCACAATTCGCTCCTTCAAAGGGAGTTGTCCTACCATTAGACGAAGCGGGAATAGTATTGAAACGTACTCTATTTAGTAGTCGATGTCAAACAATCTTTTCAAAGCTTTGGGTAAAAGTCGCTTTTTCTCTGTATATGGCTTAGTTTTGAAGCGTTTCATCTGGTCATAACGTTTGGCCAAGGCGATATCTTCATCCGAACCCTTTTTCAGAGCCATTTGTTTGGCGCATGAACGATAGAATTCATCCGTTTCGTCCCACGAATCCATGAGATAACGAGAACGAAAAATTTTAATATATTCACTTTCTGTGGCCATTCCTGAATGCTCTTTGCGTAGCCCTTGTCATAGCCATTAAGTCTTCCAAGGTGAGTTTGTATTTCCGTTTAGTATACGCTTCAATTGCCCCTAAAAGGTCGGAAAGCTCCACCAGTTCCATGACAGGATTGTCTTGCAACTTGGCATCCATAAACTCTTCATATTCTTCGGTAATTTTTGATGCCTTACCAAGCTCACCCTTTTTGATTTCCGTGGTGTGATAGCCGCAATCGTATTCTTGCTTTACCATTCTCTCACCGGAGAAATCACTAATGACACGGAAACCCGGTTCAGGAGTGCCACAACCGGAGCATTTGCCGTCTATAAAGTGCTTACACTTTCCGTCGTCCAATTTATTTCGCTTTCTCAATATTTTTTAAAATTCTTGTCAACCTCGGAAGCGCAACACCGGTTCCATATATCCATGTCGCAAACGAACAAGAGCGCAACCCATAAGAGCCGATTTCGACTCCGCACAACTCGATATCCCATGAGTCATCCGTGGTCCGGACGATCTTCAACATTTCTTCCGCTTCACGTCGATTATGGTAATTCAGGCTACCGGGAGATTTGGCCGGGCGAACCAATGCATTGTTCGTGTATTCCAGAAAGAAATTATAGGCGATTTTCATGAGTGGTTGAACGGCATCGACCGTCACGTCACCAAAATATATCAATTCATTTTTCATGAAATATTTTGTGTGATAGAGCCCGAAATTATCATCCCTCATGCATGGTGTGACTGCCTGATAGCGGCCCGGCAACAGAAAGCCTTTGTTGATAAGGTACAGGAACGATTGTTCCGCCGAACCAACGAAATTCTTTTTCTTCCCGTTCTTGATCACTTCATGGGGATGGACACCATCTGGCTTGGTGATGTTCAAAATTTCATCCGGCACCAGCCATGGAGCTTCGATTCGTGAAAATCCATGGTGTTCATAATAGGAAATCGAACCCGCCAGAATCGAGTAGTCTATCATATAGAATCCTTAGTGTTTTCTGAAACTTATCACAACTGACCAAAACAGTCAACCTTATAAATATGGGAAGCTCCATTTTATAAGGAAAACCCATGGCTGATAATTTTACAAAACAGAAAGCGACTCTAGATTCGGTCGCATTCGACGGTTTCGCCGTTACATCGAACAACACGACAGTTTTCACACAGGCCACACGTGCGCTCTATGTCGGTTCGGCTGGCAACATCGCCGTCACCATGCTTGGCTACAACAACTCAAACACCGCTTTGACGTTTGTTGGTGTGCAAGCCGGGACATTCCTTCCAATTCGTGTGATTCAGGTAAAGAGAACGGGCACAACGGCCAATTCAATTCTCGGATTGTTCTAAAGCCGGTCAGGAAAAATAAATGCCCGGCATAAATTTTAAACTCTCCCATTTGAATGCATTTTCTAAACGAGGCGCTAGAAATCCGTTCGCTCTATTCACCTATGATATTGATTTTGCCGCTGGCACTGTCAAAGGCGGAACACAACCTTATGGAAACAACACCAATGATGGTCGTTTGTTTCGTGATCCGAGCAACATTACCGCAACTTTCTGCCCAAATGCAGCCGGTACACTATCATCCGTTGGTGCAGCCGGTCTAAGACGCACAACCAAAGGTGTATGGTCTTACATGTCTGGCACAAACTCTGTTCTTTGGAACAGAGACTTGACCAACGCTGTTTGGACAAAAACCAACATGACGGCATCGAAAACCACAACGGGCGCTGATGGCGCTGCTAATGCCGCAACTCGACTAACAGCAACAGCGGATGGAGCAACTGTCACACAGGCTTTTACTTCTACCGTAGCCCAAAAGGTCTTGTCGCTTGATATCAAGCGTGTCACCGGCACAGGCGATATTACCCTATCTCTTGACGGCGGCGCAACAAGAACATCGATCCTATCGGGTTTAACGACTTCTTATACCCAAAAATTTATTACACAATCCGTCACCAACCCAACCATTGAAATTCGTTTCGCCACGAACGGAGATGTATGTGATGTCGATTTAGTACAAATGTGCGTTCCGTCGATTGCCGGTTTGAATATACCGACACAACAACGCTATGCAACTACGACAGCAACCGTAATCAACTCACAGTCACGACCAAACGTCGCTTCTGCCGATGCTGGACCACTGTTTCCCGTTACCAATGCTCCATTTGGTTTCTATTGGCAGGGTAGATCGGAAAGACCAACTGGTGGTTATGTCATCACATCGGACGGAACTTTATTTTGTAACGTTACGGGCACTGGTGCAATAACATTTACAGAAAATCCGGCAGCTTCAACAACGGCGGCGGGTGTTTGGCGCACTGGACTCGGAAATATAAACAAAGTAGCTGGTTGGGTATCTTCAACCCAAATCAAAGTTGCATGTAACGGGCAGCTTGGAAATCTTGGGTCCGGCGTTGTCTTCTCGGGATCACAAACCCACTGGGATTTGGGAACAAACGGTTCGGGTGCCAACACCTTAATGGGACTCAATGAAAGGTTCGCAGTCGGTGCGAACCTTGTATTCACTGATGCCGAATTGATTTCAATGACGACTTAAGCCGTCACGAACACGAAAACAGCCGAGTCCTGCCACTTGATTCCCACGATATCCCAACCCATCTTTTTGAGAGTCTTGGGTTGAACTTCAATGAATTCGATGGCCGATTCATCTTCACCGGAAACGGCGACCACTGCCTTTTTCATGTCGTCAACGCAGCCGGGATAATTGTCGAAATCGGAAGTCCAAGAAAACATGTAGGGCTTGGACGAATTTCCACCTAGCGCCTCGACCGACTGTTTGAGATTCTTCGAACGAGGATGCGAATTGGCAGTGATCAGGCGCATGATGTTCTCCGTTCAATCGAGGGGATCGGTCTTTAGATCGTCGTACTTGTCTTCCGCCGACTGCCGAATTTCCTCGATTTCCTTTTCGAGAATGATTGCGGCGAGCGAACCGGGATTCACGCCCGCAAGCTGTTCCTTCAATCGGGCAATTGGAGCGCTGAAACGAGTGTTGCCGTGATCAGCAAACCACTGGACATAATCAAACATTGGCCTTCTCCACAAGCTGTTCAATCGTCTTCTGCGAAACGTGACCACGATCCGAAACGACCGTCATCACATGCTCTTCCTGCTTGGTCTGGACAGCGAAGCCGGGAAACTCGGGATCGATTTCGGCTACCTTGTAACCAACCTTTTCAAGGGCATGGACGGCATCAACGACAAGCATTTCGTCATTCCTCTTTCTCTCTACATTCATCAATATAATCAGAATGTAGAGAGTGTCAAGATGAAAAGTTTAGTGTTCCGACAGATATTCCGTGACCTTGGAACCGACGCTCCAATACATGTTCCAGCCCGGTTCACCGGTCACATCCTTGTCACGCCACGGGGCGGCGATCCACGCCGAGTCGCTCCACTTCGACACTTCGACGGCTTCCGAAAGGTCTTCCGGCAAGCCAACCTGATTGCCAAACTTCTCCACGACGGCTTCAAGAGCGGCCTTCACCGCCGCCGCCGAATTGGCACGGCTGGTGGAAACGTAGTTGGAACCGAAATGGACCTTGCGAGCGCCTTCCGGCAGCGGATTCTTAACCGGCGTGACATAACCCATGGAACCGGACGTGCCTTCCGTCTCACCGTAAGTCACAGTACCATCCGGCAGCATGTAGGAAGTCTTCGAATAGGCCATGTCGATGGAACCATCGAAGCCACGGGAAGAAAACGGCTGGACAACGGCGTCAACTGCCTTGGTTGTCGGACCATCGGTCCAAGCGATGGACACAGATGCGCCGCCCGCATAGGACGAAGAACGGACGGAAAACTTCTGCTTGCCGAACGCCTTCTTAAGAGCGGCACGGATCAGCTTGGCCGACTCAGCGACCGACAGATAGAGCGTTTCACCAGATTCATACGACATTCGAATTCCTCTCTTGTCTCTACATTCATTAATATAATCGAAATCTAGAGAATGTCAAGCGGCCTTTTGCTTTCTTTCCTTGATTTCTTTCCGAGTCATCTTCCGATAGAAAACGCACCATAGCGGGAAGCCGGATGACTGATTGCAGGATTCCACCAAGCCGGTGGCCACGTTGTTGATGCCGTAATAGCCCTTCACAAAGGCATCCAATTCGGCACTTGTCATTTGGTCCCATCGGCACTTGCGACCGATTGCGGCCAAACCCTTTTCGAGCTTGCGCTTGTACTTCGGATTAGAATGAGCCCATTGATGCATTCTGTCTGTGTAATCGCCATGGGAATTCTTTGTCGTTTCCGGCGTTCCGATGACATAGAACGAATCATAGGAATATGGATGCGAATATTTGTCTCGGTAATGCTTCGGTTCGCCATTCCATGAGTAGGATGGTTGTGCATCATGCCAGATACCAACCCCATGCGGACAGGAATATTGGGATGAACGATGAAGCTCCTGATAGTTACGAAACATTTCGTTGTATGAAATTCGTGTCACTTTCGCTTCCTTTCCAGCCACGTTTTCATTTCTCTAATCGTGGAAAATTCGTCACCACAACGGTCCTCATTTGTCGGACGAAAATAATATTTCTTTTCCTGTGTTTGCCGAATGTTACCTACATGCCCGCCATTTTTGTAGACTCGAATGCAGAAACTAACGCCGCCGCAGCGAGGAAGGTATCTAATCACTTTTTCTCCGTCGTCTCTTCATATCGGGGAGTCTTGTTCTGGTATGCGTCACAACGCCCGCTGACATAGGACAGCTTGAAATTGTAGGGAACTCGATTGCGCTGGCTTTTCTTGCCAGCCTTGGCGTCAGCATAGCCTTTCAGATAGAAATTCTTGACGGGATCATTTGCCATCACTTGTCCCCTTCAAATAAGCGAAAAGCTTGTCAAGGTCTGTGCCGGTCCAGTAGGTGGAAAGACAATCATAGGACAGAAGCGCATAGCTCTTGTCCTTGCGATATGCGATTCGCTTACCCTGATGTAGGGCCAGCGTCTCGCACTTATCCAGCATCGACCTTTTCACGTTCAAATCTCACTCACCAGCTTGTCGATCATGGTCATCTTCATTGCCTGTTGAGCGATGGTTGCGGCCAGAATCATACCCATGTTTCCGGCGCAAAGCGTGGCGAGAACGGTTTCGCCCTTGGCCAAGCCAGTGACCTTATACTGAACCACCTGATACTTAGGCGCATCGATCTTCGAATGCCGAACGATGATGCAATCTTCGGTGTAAGTAGTCATCACTTTGCCTTCTCGTAAGAATAGACAACGTTCACATAGGACTTTTGCTTGGTCTGGAAATTCTTCCCGTTGTACCGCTTGGTGATCTTCACCCGATAACCGGCGTCCTTCTGTGCCTGAACATAGGCAACAAGGTCTGCATAATTACCATTACCAAGCCGGAAAGTCATGGCGGCGACCGGAACAAGCTTCCGGACGTATCTGGCGGCAGTGTTGGGATTGGCCATTTCGTCTCTCTCAATCACTCTTCGATCTTCAATATAATGAAAATATTGAAGGAGTCAACAGTTACTTTCCAGAAATGTAACCCTTACCGTCAACAATCTGGAAAACTGGAATGTAGTTTGAACGATAGTCGGGGAGAACACGGTTGGTAGCCGAGTCAAGCACCACATATCCGCCATCGGTCTTGACGGCGACAACAGCATGATAATCCTTATGGCCGGGAAGCGTCACGATCATCAGCGAAACGTCGGCAGGCTTGAAACCGTTCTGGAAAAGATAAGCGATCTTCAAGAGCGCAAAATCTTCGCAATCGCCCTTACCGCTGGCGAGCGTGTCGGCGGGATTGGTCCAAACGTCGTCGGACTCGGTCGTGTAGGCGACTGACTTGTTCACAAAAGCGTTGATGGCAAGGATACGATCATTGGTCGTACCGTTGAAATCATGCTTCGAAATCTGGAAATTGATGGAAGCGAACTTCTTTGTGAAGTCTGAATTGAAAGGAATAGACTTCGAAGCGAAGGGAGCGGCGAAAGCGCTCGAAATCGCAAGGGCAGAAAGCAAAATGGCACAAAGAATTCTCTTCATGCCATTTATATAATCAAAATATTTGGGGATGTCAAGTGCCTGAATGAAAAGTTCCGCAAGAGGCATGAACGTCCAGACCAACCCGGTCGATCACTTGGACACGACCATCCATCGTTTCCGACAGAATTCTGGCAATTTCTGGTATTCTTTCCGACTCTGTTCCATATCGTATCGAGTACGGATTATAGGCAACGATGTTATAATCCAAATCGTCTAGGTCATTTTCCTGAATGAATTTAACAAGTTGCTCGATTTGTTCCTCTGTATCATTCTCGCCTTTGATGAAAGCGTTGTGCAGAACGACATTTCCGCCACGTTCACGGAATAGATTGATCGTCCAAGCCGCTTTCTTCGGTTCCATGGCCTTTGGAAGCCAACGTTTCCGAAATTTTTCGAGCGGCGAGTAGAGCGACCAATAAATTTTTGTGTCGGGCTGAACGTACCAGCGCAATTCCGGGGCATCTACCGGCAGGATTGTGGAAATGTTATAGGATGGCTTCAAACGGTAGATATGAGCCCATGACCAAAGCATCTGGCGAATCTGCATCCAATGCCCATAGTTCATGATAAACCGATTTGCGAATGGTTCACCACGGGCCATGAAATTAAAATTCACATCCGTTTCGTTGCCGGTCTTTTTGTTTTCAGACCAGTACTTTAGAACCGTGTAGGCTTGATCATCAAACGCAAACGGTCCAACGTCGTCCATCGACGTTTGTTTGGTTGAAGTCAGATGGCAGAAACGGCAAGCCATTTTACAACCATTATGCGAGGAAAGATAGACCACGACTTGGTGATCCTCTCGCCTCACATAACGACATTCGAGAAATGATTTACCGGCGTTCGATATGAAATTTACAGAGTCGTCAATTTCTGAAAATTCTTTTTGCCATTGAACCGGATTTGCCCAATTGACTTTCAACGATACGGAACCATGCGCACGGTTGCAGGCTTCATGGCAATAAACTGAACGTTGTCGATTTCAACGGTATCAGGATATTTACCATTGATGAATCGGGCTTGCGTCTTGCGCTTGCCGTCCCGAGTGGAAATGTAAATCTCAATTTTCTTCGATCTGGAAAGCGCAATCCAAATCGAACGTCCACCACGAGATTGCGAAGAACCGGACAGAATCACCATGTCATGTTCTGTGACAAGGTAGGTATACAGCTTTGCCGCCATATCCTTGCCACGATGCTTCTGATGAACATAGACGAAACTGACTTCGTACCGATTACCCGAAATCTTGTCCAATTCCAGCTTGACGACAGGAGTCACATTGTCTTTGTCAAGCGCATATGCGGTATAGTGATCTTCTCCACAATATTTTTTGTGGAAAACAAAGAGCTTTTCAAACAATCCGATGAATCTCTGTTCAGCCAGAATTTCAGAAAGCTTTTTGGTTGTTTCACGAAATGTTGTGATTTCCGTTACAGACGTATCGGTTGGCATAATATAGTCCTGATGTTAAAGTAATTAGTCGATAACAGGCAATTCGAAATATTGATTCAAATCTGCCAAAGGAAGGGCGGGAACCATGGAAACAGTATCCAAATCACCCAGAAATGGAGTGACTTCCGGCCATTTTATTTTCAGACCTTGCACGGTCGTTGACAAGCGGAAAGCTTGCTGAATTTTGTTATAGCCTTCCTTCAAGGAAGACTCGAAATCCTTCGAAAGATTCCTCAATTCACGATATTCATCTGTGAATTTGTCGTTCGCATCAAAATATTTAACTGCGCCTTTTCGATCCTTATCAAGCATAACGTATTTGGTTTCGGCCTCGTCACGCTCGTTAAAATGTGTCCCATAGTTATAGGTATTTCCAAATCTTGGGCCATCGAAATACAACGTGGCGTAGTCACCAGCAAAAGACATGGAAAAATGTGTGACTTGTGGAAGCCAACCGGCTGGCAATTCAGCCATCTTCTTTCGAAGGCTTTCAGAATAGATATCGTTATAGATATCGAGCGCCAGCTTGCGGTAACGTCGCACAAGCGTATCGGCGTCTTTCTTGAAACGGTATGTTAGAATGCGTCCTGTGATGATTCGTTTGTTATGAATCGTCAACCTTGTTGTTTTTTCGCTCAAAAATTTCCTCAAAATGTTCAGTTATTAAAACTCGTTTGATACCCAATTTACCGTTCTTAAAACGATGTTCACCAAGGGTAATTGGCTTGTTATGACCAGCTTTCCGAGCCTCTGACAGAGAGGGAAAAAGGTCTAGACGAACGACTAGATCGGCAGTTTGTCGCATTCTTTCGAAACTGAAATGCGTCTAGTGGTCCGATGAAATCTTCATTAGTGCAGATTTCAAACACGGTCGGAAACGGGATAGGAGAGCCATTCTTCACTTTATCCCAAAGAATGCCAACCATGGACTCAATCCAGTCATCGGCACTGGAATTGTTCGGCCCGTTTGTCTCTTACGACTTGATCGGCTTTCTTTCTAAGCGATTCCGCCTGATTCAGAAGTCGAGCAAGCTCATTCTGTTTAGAGAGTAGTGCTTGATCCGGTTGTTTCGGCATGACGGGCAATCTCCAATTCGTTCTCTGCCCGCATCTGTTCTTTGTGTTCTCGGATCAATCGTTCTTCACGAATTCCCCAATTGTAAATGATGTAGGCAATGTATCCAACGATCATTGCCAAAACTATAAGATTTGTCAAGATATTTCCTTAAATGTCCTGTCCAGCGTCAACCCAAGCCTGCATATCATACTTGGTCAGAAGCGAACACGGCACGAAAAATGTCGAATCGGTCGAAATGTTCTTCATGCACTGACTGTTAGCGGCGATCTTCGGCGCATTTGCCGTGTGACCCACGTTAACATATGTGGCGGCGACGATTTCAGCAACAAGCAGGGCGGCGACACAGGCAATTGCGGTCTTCACGAGCTTGTACATTTGATTTCTTTCTCAAAACAATCAGTGTACGGGCAAACTATCGCACCATAGATTGAATGTCAAGAGGGAGAATTCGATTCCTCAATGTAGTCTTCACAGAAAACAGCGGTTTCCATGAGATGTGGCCACAATACTTCGACTAACTCTTTGATTTCCATGTAATTATAATCGTATGGAAGAAATGCCACCGCCCAAAAATTATCATCCATATAGATGCCGATTCCACCTTCCGGTAAAGAGTCGAGCGTTCCCGGCACACCGATGACCTTGGTAAAATCCCTCGGAGGAATTCCATCCAAAGGATTAAACCAAAAGTCACCATGATGCATAGAGGTTACAACGAACGTTTCGCCGGTATCCAACGGATATTCGTGTCGCTCTTCCTTGAAATTTTTCAGGTATTCAGAGAGCGGCGGCACGTTGTTCATTGGCACCCTTCGAATCGTTGTGATGTGTCACAACCACCGGGATTTGTGAAAGTTTTTGATGAACTTCCTCCCATGAGATTGGCACCGGGCCGATGGCATCAACGCCAACATCCATTGCCCGCACTGGCGTATCGCCATACACGGGTTCACCGTGCACGTGTCCGAACAGATGGTAAGTTCCATGGTGTGCGGCGTCCCACCGGCCAGCAACGAACGGATGATGGTTGATGTGGACCTTCTGCTTTGCGCCAACCCCTACATCCATCGTGAAGACATCACCAAAGGCGATCTTCTTCCATGGCAGCTTGCGCACGGGAGTGTGGTCGTGATTGCCTCGATACAGGATTTTGTTCTTGCAATTGATGGAGTTGAAGAAATAGGCCAACTCTGCATCAGTCGATTTGAAAGCAAAATCGCCAAGGAAATGCAGTTCATCATTCTCACGGACCACCGAATTGATGGACTCGATCAGATGTTCATTCATTTCCTTGCGTGTAGCGTAGGGGCGAGTTGCCGGACAGAATTTCATAATGCCCGACTTGGGTTCAGATGCCAGTTCATTTCCGTGATTGAAATGCCAATCCGAATGAAAAAACTTAGTCAACGTCTTTAGTCTCTTTCTTTTCGTTTCTTTCCTTGATTTGATGCATCACATATACGAAATCATCGTAAGTGTCAAGGTAAGTGTCAAGGTAAAAATCGAAGTTTTCTTCTGAACTTAGAAGGTCTGGTTCCTCCATAGATTCGGCCATAGATTCAAGTACAGACCTTGGAATGGTTTTACCCGGTCTGGAATCGAGTCGCTGCTTCCATAGATTCCAATTTGTCGGCGTCGGAAGCGTCCAAACCATTTTTGTGTAGTCATCCGGTATCTTGGAAAGCTTCCTCTGGCGTGACTTGACCGTGAGATTGGTTTGATCCCAAATGATATTTCGGCCTTCCTTGATCGCTTCGGCTAGGCGCTCTTGAAGGTTCTGTTCAGCCGCCTTGATCGTGCCTTTGAATACGGCATCATAGGTTGACTCCCACATCTTTGCGACCGCTTCAATGTAATTGTCGGTCGAGAGAACAACAAACTCATTGTTCTGATTGATTTTTTTGATAATTGTTGACTTTCCCGATGCAGGAACACCAACCATCATTATGAAAATTTTACTCATGTGGTTTCTTTACTAAGTCGCACTCATGGTTTCTGGACAAATGTCGAAGAACCAAATCGAAAGTACTGTGTTTTAGCAGTCCACTTTGTGTAGACGTACTTAGTTCCTATTGATGTAGTGACCACGATCTTCCTATTCAAGAACGGCATCTCTATTTCAGCCATCGGTTAGCTTCTTTCGTGGTTTTCTAGACTTTTTACCTTCCACAACGCCAACCTTGCCCAAAAGAGATTGATCCTTTTCAAGGAATGCAGTCATAGCAATGTTGCCATCCGCCTGCCGATGAAACATCATCTGGACTAACTTATTATCCAACTCTGCCGGAATATGTTCTGACTCAATTTTGAACAAAGAAATTTCCGAAAAATTATCAAACTGTACAAGACGCCAGATAAATTTTATGTCTGGAATTTCGTCATGAATCTGCTTGGCAGCTTCGACAGTCGCTCGGACATACACACTTGTCATATCAGCAACGCTCCACTGTTCCGCCAATGTACTCAATCAGAAGCATAAGGAATTGGTCAGGATTCATATCTATCGATTGCCCACATTCGGACCATGCGTCTATTGAATAGTCGTCAAATTCTTCCATATGAGCATTTCTCGGATAGATCACGAAACAATCGTTATCCAAAACCACATGGAAGTCTGGATTTTCTTCAATATATTCAAGCAGTTCGTTCGGATCGTTGTTTATTTGTCGATAATCGAGATAATTAAGCGTCATTTTTTGTACTTTCTCAAAACAGCTTCCATATCGGCAAGCACGTTGTCAATGGACACATCCACTTTCACGGCATCGGTCAAAGAGCCGTAGTGCGATTCAAGGCACTGCAACAGAAGTTCTTTGATCTTGTCTTCATCCGGCCCGTGTGGAAGAGAGGAATTGGCATAGAGCGTTTCAAGACTCTTCTCTTTCTCTTCGAACCACGTCTCGATTTGCTCTAGCGTCCAGTCGCCACGGCGAATCGACTTATAGATTTCCCGATCACGCTCTAGGTTTAGATCGCCAGTCGCCAAAATTTGTTCGCATTGCAGGCACAGGCGCACGACGTGATAGGCGAACTTGGTATCCATCCCAAATTTCTCGATATCAGCGGCCCGTCGATCATTGCTCGAATTCTGCTTGTTCTTGATCTTGGCCATCTGTGCAAAGGCATAGCCACGCAACTTGAACATGGCACCCTTATGCAGGAACAGCCTGCGATTCGAACGCACAAGCTCACCAACCGCCGTCGTGTGGATAACACAACGTCTAGGTGTGAAGATGGAATCGATCATATTCGGGTTGTTTTCCATCAGAAGTTGAAAGTACTTCACAATGGAATAAACCGAAATATCGTATTCCTTGTTCGAACCGTCTTCCGGTCGAATATGGTGTTGCTGGTATTGTTCAAATCGCTGGATTTGCTTGCCGAACCCAAAAATTTCCCCAGAAAGGTGCGGGAACACGATGTTTTTGGGCGGAATTGCAAAACCATAAAGGTCCACATCGGATGCCCCCGAGGAACAACCGTATGCTTCTGAACCCATGATTGTGAGGAAATGAATGTTGTCCGCAAGCCAGTGCGGCGGCGAGATTACTCCCGCCTTCTGTAATTTTTGAATTATCAAAGGGAATGTATGCTCTTACTAAAAAAATTATTTCAGAGCATTATATACAATTCAATGGAAATGTCAAGGGGCAGGAAGGCAGAATCGTACTTGCAATCCATTCGCCATTTGTTTCCATTCGCCACATTCAAGCCGTGGCGACGATGTGAAATAAACAAAGCCGAATGTTGCCACGATGACCGTGACAGTCAATAAGAAAACTTTCAGATTGTCGCTCATTCTTCCCACTTAATTGAATTCCATTCTTCAACACGTGCCTTGATCCGGACAGTCATCTTGTACCATCCATGGATAGTGTTCCTATCCAATGCCCTTATTTCGGCCATAGAGCCGATTCTGGGGTACTTTCCCCAATAGGCGTGGATATGAACCGCACCTTGTGTTCAAAAAGGCGCTTAGAATGCTTTTTAGCACGATTCATGGTCGAATCTCCAAAACTCACGACCATTCTTCATTTCGGCAAGCAATTTTCGAACTTGGGCGGCATGAGCCTCAAACTCTTCATCCGAAAGCGGGCGAAAATATTGTTCCAACCGAACAATTTTGTAATCATGCGGATATTTCTTAGCCCATTCCCATTCGGTCGATGCCTCCAATTCCTCTTTGGTGGCAAAGCGCTTGAATTCGATCGGATAGGTAGCCGAATATGACCCATGAGGGTATTTGGAATCAGCGGAAAGCCAGCGAGGATAACCGCCTAACATTCCACCTTCGTCTTTTTGTTCGATAGTCCAGAATTCTTTCAAATTTTCTTTCCTGTCCCATTGCAGGAAGAGCATTTCGGGCTTCCTGTGGTGTCGTAACGTCCGGAACCGTTGCAAGCCGTGCAGACCTTCGGCTTTTCCTTCTGAACGATTGTGAAGCGCTTAGTCATCTTCGCAAAGCTCCGGAAATTGTGAAGGGATTTCTTCGCATATTGCGGTCTTGGCGGCTTCAAGATAATCGTCCCGTTCGTCGGGTTCAAAGGCACCGTCACCATTCGGATATGCGAAATAAATCTCATTGCCGAACGGACAATCGGCGGCGAAGCGGCCATGACGAAGGCGCAAATAGCCAACCAACGTCTCTTTCCAGTACACATCGTACTGTTCCGGGCACATTTCGCATGTCAATTCGAGTTTCAGTTCTTCGGCAAGGGGTTTCATTGGAAATCCTTATAGTTCACGATAATTCTTTCACTCCACTTTCCGGACTCCGGAACTATTGTGACATAACCACCGGTTCGATACGTTGTAGCAGTGCGACCATCAGCATTCTTGTAGGTGATATAGTGACTCGCTTTGCGCTTTTCAACGTCTGGATAGAAACCATCCTTGATCAGCCAATTATGGGCGATAACAAATGGATGATCCTGAACTGCCTCAACAAATTCCGGATTAAGCTTGCGAAAATAGCTGTACTTGCCGAAAAATTCAGAGTTGTCATAAACCTTCAAATAGGTTTCCAGACGAACACCCTTCGGAACCATTCCTGTGACATGGCAGTAAGCCATGGCGAGTTTTTCGGCAGGCGTTAGCTTGATCATTTCCCCGAACACCTTGGGCAAAATGCCTTGGTCTTTTCCCGATTGAATTTCCAACCGTCTGCACGGGCCTGTCTGATGCATCCGCTTTCCGTTTGGCTGGCATACTGTGCCCAAGGCCCGCCTGTGTAATAGCGGGGTTTATTCGGGCAATTGGACCCATAATCACCGTCGCCAGTGTCACAGTACAGGTCCATTGTATAACAGCCAATGACTGGCATCAGTTGTGTCCCGTTTTTCCTGTTATTTCCAATGTATGCCACCCTGCCGTACCCGGCTTTCCCGCAATTTGCGTAGTGTATCCAAGCTCTGCCAACCGGGCGGCGAGTCTATCACGACGCTTTTCGCTGGAATAGATCGCTCCACACGAAATGGAGTGATCAGACCATTTACGAACCCAGAAATCGAAATCCAGTTCACCAATTTCCTTACGAAGGGCCTTGGCACTGGATTTGAACTTCATGGGAGAGGCAAAAGGGAACATTAATTGTGACCCGGCGTCGGTGCATACCACTGCATCATGACCAGCACAATCCACAGGGCAGCGGCAAGAGCATACATCATATCAGTACTCCAAAAATCCAGCGTTGTTGGCCATCACTTCGAAGTACGTCGGGATCATCGCCATGGTGGCAACACCATACTTCTTCAAAGCAGCGTGATAATCGTCCACATGAGCTTCCGGCTCACAATCGTTCATTCCGTGACGATCACACCAATCCATCCACTCGTAATAGTTCCGGTCGGCAAGGGTGTATTCTTCGTCATAGTATGCCGCCTTCTGCATTTCCCGCTCATAGCAGGCGTCAAGATAGGCGTCGAAATCTTCGGCAGTGTGGATGCCGGTCTTATTCCAAGCCTCGATATCAGTGTGGAAAATGCCAGCCCAACGATTGGAAGGGTCTTCATCGACCCAAGCCTGCGTTTCGGCGTTCAGGGCTTCGATGCGGGCAAGAAGATCAGACATTCGAATTCCTCGGTTGTCTCTACATTCGTGAATATAGACAGAATGTAGAGAATGTCAACCGGGAAAATTTTACATTTCGATTTTTATGCCAATTTTCTTTGCCGCCGTGATTATATCATGCGACTTGGCGATTACCATTTTGAAAAAATTATTAAAAGATTCCGTGTCGGGCGGATCAAATCTTAAAGGATCATCCCCAAATTCTCCGCACCAGACTGCCACGGAAAATTTTTTTGCCAGTTCGTAGTCTTCTTTGGACAAATCTTTTAGGTGTTCGACTCGTGTGATCAACCGAAACTCTCCCCGGCCTTCTGTGCCTCTTGCTGATAGTAGGAATGCCACTGCTTGTGACAGTCATCCTCGGGATGGAATGGATTGGCCGACTCCGGAATGCCCATGCGAGCGGCCTTTTGGGCGTTCTCTCGAATTTGATGTTCCGGCGTCGGCTTCGAACCCGATTTCAAAATTTTCATTTTCATGCTTCCCTCACGAATTGTATGTGCCGACTTGATAGCTCTCGCCATCCTTTGACAAGTTGATGACGATTCCCGAATAGAACGAGTCGGAATGGTAGCCATCCCATGGAATTTCTTTTGGCGCAAGCATGAAATCGGACACATGATACCAGCGTCCTAGATAGCGAAAAAAACCATCGGACGAGTCGGCATCGTCCAGATGGTCAAAGTCTTTTCGAACCCTTTTCGGCACATCAGCGCCATAGACAAAATGTTTCCATTTGTTGTCGGTGCGGACGTGTACTTCGCTCATTTTTCGTCAAGTTCCTTCTTTATTTTCGTATGATACCTATCGATGCAGCCACGAATTTCTTCAACGGTTGTTCCGTGACTGTACGGGTAGGATGGATACGGAAAAAGGTCGGGTAAAATGTCGCCCAATTTGCCGAGCGCCATGCGAAAAGCATATATTGTCTGGCCTTTTTCGTCAAGTTCCTCGGAAAGCCGGTCCAATTCCTTGGCGGCTCTCCATTGCGTGTCGTTCTTGGACTCATAGAGGCGCTTGGTGAAGTCGGTATCATAATAGCCGGTCATTGTTTCTCTCACGGTTTCAGAAGTTCGGCAAAGCGCTCATAGTAAATAGCGACTTCGGCATAGCCGGAAGAATGTCCTTCATCCCAAGCCAGTCGCCAGAGAACATCACGCTTCGGATGATCGGAAAGGCCGTTGTCTTCTTCCAGAACCTTCCTGAACTTATCCGTCATTTCCTGTTCCGCCGAACGACGGATTCGGCGCTCTTCTGCCGTGGCACCGGACTTGAACGGAACCGGATTTTCGAATTCCCCGGCCTGTATTCTTTCATACGTTGTTTTGTCGCTCATTCCGTTCAATTCCTTTTGCTGATTTTCACTGACAACAATTCCGCCGACAGTTCGCCACAATCCATCAGAACCACGTCTCATTTTTCACTGTCCCTCATATTTCGAGTTGCAACCACCACGCAACAAACCGTCCTGCCATGAACGAACGGTATGTGGTGCTTTGTACGCATCATAGACGGCCATTACCGAATTCTGGTTGAAATATTCAGGAAACGGTTCGTCATATTGACCATCCACCATGCGATCATGGTCAAAGAAAGTGACCACACCATCATCGTGAAGCGTTGCCGTAATGCGCTGGCCATTGGCCGTGTACTTGCGACCGGTATTGAAATGAATTGTTTTCATTAGTTTTCCATATCCTTGGCGTACCGGACCTTGCCGTCATTATCGATGTAGAGCGGCGTATTGTGCGGATTGCCTTCCTTGACCCACTTGCGGGCGGCGGCAGAACCAAGCTTGACGACGTAAGGATAGACGATTTCGCCTTCCTCGTCGGTCGTTTCCTTGGCTTTCATTTCGTTGTATTCCTTCACCGACATTTCGGTAACTGAATACCTGTAATCGCCCTTGTAATAGATCACGTACATTTCACGACTCCCTCTTCCAAATCTTGCAGACAATATCGCCCGGCACTGCTTCACTCACATCCACGCCAGAGTCGAACAAAGCCTGTACATCAACCTTGGTCATCTTTGTGGACGAAAATTCCCGGCCAAGCTGCATATTCCGCCAGTCATAGACTTCGTACAGATTGTCGCTAATCGGACGAATTTTCATCCACTTCCTAGGTGGATATGCCGGAAGCGGCGCAACCTTAAGGAAATCATACTTTCCCATTTCACACCTCTCTTAATCCTGCCGCATACCGGGAAAGTTCGGGTGGGCAGCAACCCAAGCCTGTGCTTCCTCTTTGGTGGCGAAGGGCTTGCGGCCAAGACCGACAGTGCCATCCGGATGTTCGATAGTGTAGCCTTCCGAAACCAGCGTCCAGCCGGCCTTTTCGGCTTCGTTACGCCACGGCAGCGAACCATAAATCGAAGCAGTTCGGCCAGTCGTGTGGCGATAAAAACGATTTTCGATAACAATTCCCATTAGCGAAAGCTCCTGTAATAGGCATCCTCTTCGGCATGAAGCTCCATGGCTTCCATGTCGGACCAGTAAGCGTCTTCCTCGGAAGTGATCACCTTTTCATCCTGATACGCCTGATAGGCGGCATCGAAGGCGAGGAAATCACGGTATTCCTGAGTCAGAGGGAACATGACACGCTCCTAAACCAATCTTCATCATTCATATAATGAAAATATTGGAGCGTGTCAAGGGAGAATTTTGATTATTGCAATTTTTTAAACGGCATATGCCGTCGCTTTGATCGCTTTTTCGATTTCCGACAGCGTAAAGTACATGGCATAGATTTGAGAACCAACATCATCACGTTCATTCCCGAATTCCATGAGCGTATACTTTTGCCCAAGCTTCTTAAGTTCCAATTCCGTTTGTCGTTTTTCCGCCTGTAGCTCCGTTAAAGACATACCAATGTAGACGTTTTTAACACCCACTAAATTCCTCCACCATCCTCGTTTGTTTCGTGTCTCATTTTTTCGAGCAAATCGAGACACCATTTCGGTGTTCGTTCGTTCGTGAAAGAACCAGCCGGACCAAAGGACATAACGATTGGCGGTTTGCCAATCGATTCCCTGATAAGGTAGGCCAATTCTCCCTCTTTCAGTAAAATTACTCTGCCCATGGGTCTGGCGGTCCTTCGCCGGGATTGTCCCGTGCCTGTAGATGCTGGTAAGCATCCTCTAGATAGCGCTGGAAAGAATAGCGCTCCGTTGGGTCCGTGCGCTCATACTTTGCCTGTGCCAGCCGGAAAGCTTCGACATCAGTTGGTGTATACGGTTTCGGGTTCATCTGAATGCCCTTCGAATAAGTTCGTATTGATCCTCTTGGCGTGTCGCCAAGGTTTTTCGCCACAGAACATGGCCACGCCAGCGCCAGACACGATAGATGATCGTGAATGGAGCCCAATCGTAGCCATCGACTGATTCCGGAATTTTTCGGATTCCGAACCAGCGTTCACGTTTTGATGTGATCAATGGACGACCTTTCCTGTTTCCTTTTCACGAATGAATGCGGCACGACCATGGGTCTGCCAATCCCGGCAAGCCTCACGGGCCTCTCCAATTGTGGTACAATCCTCACGGAATGTCGCATTTTCGTGTTCGAATCCGTTCCATTCGGCACCCCAAATTTCATACTTCGGATTCTGGTAGTCAGCCGTCATTCTCCAAACTCCAAAAATGCAGCAACGACGCCGCAACCACGATCTTCCTTCACCGGCCTGTAACCGGCTCGTTCGCCGTCCCAAAAATCGGGATCAAGCAATTCATCACCATACACCATCTGTTCGAAGGTGACGACACGACCGGTCTTGCTCGATTTCACACCAAATTTGGAGGGAAAGCTACCGCCGAACTGCTTCGCAAGCCCATACAGGCAATGAGTTTTCTTCACCCATCGCAAAGCTTCGAAATCGACAACAATCATATGATCAGACCGCATCTCAATCTCCATTACATTCGTTTATATAATGAAAATGTTGAATGAGTCAATGCTTAAATTCAATTTTATAAGAAAGTGCCCGGCCTGCCAATGACATCCGGGCACTATTCGGCAATGCTGAATTGCGGTTCAGATGATTTCGTCAATTTCGACAATCTCTTCATCGCTGATAGGCTTGTACTGCGAAGCCTTATAGAACGCATAGGACCATCCGAGCGACATGGTAATGAGACTCGAAATAAGAACAATCGTTTCAAGCGTGGTCATTTCACATTCCCCAAACCCAATAGGTGTTGACGACAAGGCCAAGCAGTGTGGCCACCGGATTGTGGGGAAACATCTTTTCGACAAGAGTCGCCCCAACGAGCCCGAGAGTCACGGTGGTCCGGACTCTCTTGCTCTTTTCGAGATGCAAAATGCGCCTTTCGAGCGCATGAAGCTGGTCAAGATGATGTTGAGTCATCTTGATTACTCCTCTTCTTCGTGACCGAAGCCAGCGAGAACGAAATTGACGACAACGACCACAAACCCAACGGTTGCGATGTTGGCGACGATGTGGTGATCCAGAAAGGCGGTAGCGCCCATGTAGGCCATGTGGGAGATATGCTCCCCGTGGGACAGGCGAACCGTCAGCTTCCTAGCAAGCGCCTTACGGACTTCAAGAGCCTTATGAAGAGTGGGAGCGGCCATTCACATTCCTTTCTTTGTAGGTCGTTGCACTCATTTCTCTTACAATTTGGATAATATTCCGAATCTATATAATGTCAACTCGGATTCTATAAATTTTTACAAAAAAGTTTTATCAAACAAATCAATGGCTTGCTCTGTAGAATCGATGGAATATGGAGAAATGGCATCATTTTTTAATCGGCCAACCACGATCAAGGTAGCGGACGCCACTTTCTGGTTTATAGATTTGTTCAGGACAGAGCCCGAGCGCTTCAAACGCACTTCCACATTGATATTCCCTTCCAACGGCGGAATAGGCAGATTCAGCGGGTTCTTGCCCATATAGAACAAGCCTCGTTTTTCAATCTGGATATAGAATACGCCACCACATTTGTTATTGTAGTGGTTGACAATCAGCTTTTCAGAGAAAGGGAAAATTTTGGATATGGGAATTAGGAGCCCTTGATTCCGGGCCGCAATCCAAGCCTTCCGTGTCACACGGAAGGGCACTTCTATGACCGACTCATGAAAAGGTTCTGGGTCATAGGAACGGAAAAATTTCAGAAGTTTATCGATGTGAGGCGAAAGCGGAATTAAGGCATCGCTCTTCACCATCTCGATAAAGGAAGAATCCAGATGATTTTTGGCAGGATTGAAACCTGTATCCGGATGATATTGGAAACTGGTTTCGCCCATTTGGGCATTGAACTTTTTGATTTCAATGTCGATGACATGGCCAGAAACCGACAACTTCAAATCCGTATCATGGGAATTAAAGTTGCCGGTTCCGCCATCGAGCAATTGAACCGAAGGAATTTTTTTGATTACGTCTCTAACACGATTTTCATAAACGATACCGGCATTTAATGCCATCCGACTCCATTTCTAGGAGTCGCCCGGTTTGGGACTATTCAGTCCCTCATACGGAAGTCGTCTAGACGATTGGTTTGTACGCTAGATTAACCCGTTGAAGGCCGATTTCGCATACAAACCAATCAAATCATGTGTTTAGCTTTGAAGGTTTCCCATTTCAGCTTTTGTGTAGAGTTTTTCTCGATACGCTTCAAGATTGCCGTTCTAGCAGGCTGTTCAGCGAATTGAGCGAATAGAATCGGAACATCGTCCGGCTCAAATTCCTTCGCAAATTCTAGTGCAAACTTCTTACGATCACCCGAAGATTTTTGGTACACATCGTTATAGATTGCATGATATTTCGATTCTTGGCGATTTACAGACGCCCAGAATTCTTGTTCAAATTCAATTACCCTATTAAGGTCTTCTTCTATCAGTAATGATTTCAAGTCATCGATCTTTTCTTGAAGGATGGCTTGAACAATGTTGTATTCAGCGGAATTAACAAGTTCTTTCGAATTATGCATTAGGCAATATTCGGAAGTTTTGAATTTCAGCATGTGCCCGTTGTCGAAACGAAGCACATAACCTTCAATACCTTGTTGGTCCTGAACACTCGCAATAAATTGGGCGAGTTCCTTTTGACTATTATATGTTGCTACAGTGGGAATATCCCAATGACCGGCTAACTCTTTCATCTCTTCCGGATGAAAATATTCACCAGTATCATTATATCTTATAGCAGTTAATATCAAATTGTCAATAGGATAATCTATAACTATCCTATTTTTACGGGAAGTCCACTCAAATATTGGTGTAATTTCTTCCTCATCACAGTATTCTGCAAACTTGTTGTACTTCTTATTGGCATATGCAAAATACTCTGCATTATTTCCAACATCCGTGATACCCATCTTTGTTCCCCAACGGAAGCCGTTGTGCAGACGGAGTGGCGTGATCATGGAACCGTCAAGCTTTTCGAACACCGTGTGGGGTTGCGATAGGTCGATAAGGTTCGCTTGCGTCTCTGGACGTTCGTTGATGTTGAAAAATTTATGGAAACGACGGGACAATAATTTTCCGTCCGGAGCAAAGACAATGCCTCGGCACTCACGACGGAGAGCATCATTCAGAGTCGTGACGGGCGGAAACGAATCCGGCATGTGGACCACATAGTTGATAACAATGTAATCCTCTTTGTCACAAACAATGAATTCGTCCCGGCCTTTGATAGCCGGGAGAACATCATCAATCGTGCTTATTTTTGGAAATTCGTAAAACATTTTTCTGTTTCAATTCATTCAATGATTTGGCTTTAGACCACTCAAAATTGTATGGATTCTGATAATAAAGAACATCGTCAATGTATTGATATTGATGAAAAGGGCCAGTATTTGCTTGTGGAATATCAGGATTCCCAAACAAATAATCTTCTGCCGTAAAAGAGTTGGCTACTGTTACATTGCCATCCCCAATATATTCATGTGTCGGCGGTTTTAGATTAACCTCTGGTTTCAATGCCGCCTGTTTGACTGCATCAGAAAGTAATTTATTCTTCATCAGTTAGATTTATAAAAGAATTTACAAACTTTTGTTCTTTTTCGAAATTAGCATTGGCGTATGGTTCGGTCGGTTCGTGAGCGACCTTTGCCAACTCATCTAGTTTTTCATCGACAATCTTTGTCGCTACCGGATGATTATTCGCAACTTTACGAATAGATTCGTAAATTCTTATTTCTTTTTCAGTGAACCACGGCTTATGGGTATTCAATCAATAGTCCTGCGGTCTTGGTAACCATCAACTTCATCAAACCTGTAAATGAAGGTGCATACAGAGAATGGACAGATTGCTCTATCTGAACGGGTGATGTTTCCAGAGTATTTTCGACAAGCCAATGCATTGACCACATTTCGTTCGTGGCCTTGGCTTTCTGGAATGCCAATTCAGAGTCCCATTCGTCGGGATTGAATGGAATATTCTCGAAAAGCTCTTCAACAGTGCATTCTTGCTGCTTTTGGAAATTGTGAAAAATCGACAAATCCCGATGTTGGGGAAGTATTACAGACATGTTATCCTATGTTAGAAAAGGGGTTTTGCATAAATATGAAAAGAAACCAAAGGGAATATAGATGAAATCCTTTAAACAGTTCCTTGTTGAACAAGAGGTAGATCAGCAAAAAATTGTTGAATTCTACAATCAACTGCTACCTAAATTGCAGCATGTCGAAAGATCATTCGATCAAGTTTTGCGGGCATCCTTGCCGAAGCGCATTTCCAAGTGGAAAGGCCCCGGCGAATACCATAAGGCTCACAATGTGAATCCGGTTGTCTTGACCGATATCAAATCTATTGGTTCGGTTATCTCAAAGGTCAAGCGTGGCAAAAAGGTCGAACAGATTGGCGACTTGGTTCGTGGCGCTGTTCTGATGCCGGATCACGCTGGCGTTGAAGAATTTGTCAAAAGTTTCATTCGCAAAAATCAGGGAATCATCGCCAAGCACGAAATCAAAGCCCATGGCGGCGATCTTGAATATGGCTATTACGGTTCGCAACACCTTGATTTGATCATCGACGGTTTGCGTGTCGAGCTACAGGTTATGACTCAAAAGCTCTGGAAAATGAAACATGCCGCTCACGTGATTTATACGAAAACCCGTGAAACAGGCGCTACAGAATCCGATAAAATTCAGTCACGAAACATTTTCAAACAAGGCAACAAGCCTAAGTACGTGCGTGAAGAAGATGTGCCGGATGATTTCGAAGCGCTCTTGGAATTCATGCAAGAGGAAGACCGCTGGACGCTCTTCCTCGATTAATAGGGCTCTTGGACAGCGAAGTAATAGAACACACCATCGCTCTCTGCCATCGTGTAGGCACCCACAAGCTTCTTTGCGAGCTTCTTTGCGAGATAGGTGTAAACCTTCTGCTTCTTATCCGTGTTCGACGTGAAGAAGAACATGTGGGGCTTCTTCGAACCAAGCCACTCCATCATAATGGACTCAAGCTTGGTGAACACCTTCTTTGAATTCTTGAAGTAGTTCCTATCCCGCATACCGAAGTCAACGGCATCATCGTTCCATCTGGGAACGAAAGCGTTCATCTTGGTAGCACCACCGATCACATAAAAGCTTACAGAACCGGCATCGGAAACCTCAAACCGGTAGGCAAGACCGTCGATAGTGAACTTCTTTCTGTACTGCATTCTCACTCACTTTCGGCCTTTATGTAGTCCATTCTTGAACGATTGTCAATAGAAAATTATTTTGACCGTTTTTGATATGGAACCATCACGAATGCATCAGATGGAAATGCTTGTTTTAATTGATCTATTTTACTCTTTGCCTTATCGACCGAAAATGCAATTTTTCCATCATCTCGTTTGAAAGCGAAACCGATTTTTCCACCGTGGCGGCGATGCACAGTCACCATTCCATCCTGCGGTTCTTCCTTAGAAGATTCGGCTTTCTTAGCCTTTGGTTTGGCTTTTGTCGTTGTCGATCCCTTAGAATCGGTATCCTTCTGCCATGTTTTCATATCCGGCTGTAGGAGAGATGATGGCTTAGGCTTCTTCGGATATGGATTTTTATCGAGCTTGGAAATTTTCGTTCTGAAAAATTTCTTCATGTCGTGTTCATCCGGAGCGTTCTTTGCCAGCCAATCATGCAGCTTGGCTTGGATGGCTTGGGCTTCCGCCATCGGCTGGCCAGACTTTTTCACCGACAGAAAGCAGAGTCCTTTCAGGTGAAATTCGGTATTGTCGGAATCGGAAAATTTCACGGCATGATTGTCGTTCTTCAAAAGGATTTTCACATCACCGTCGATCTTCCCCGGCAATTTGCCGTTCAAAACTCCCTTCATGAATTTGCTGTTGTCCAGCGTCTTCAAAGTCACGTCGTGAGGATAGATATCCCGGCGTGTCGAATTGCGCTTGACTTCGATGTGGTAATTCGACATGGCCCAACCGATATGGATATTTTGCGGCTCATAGCCGAACTCCAAAAGGTGAGGGATGATTTCCTGAATGCTTTCGGCATTCGCAGCCAAAACATCAAACATGATATTTGGTAGAGATTCCGAAAAAACAGTTCTGACCTTTTCCAGATAGGTCATTGCCGGTTTCCAGTTCTTTCCCGAATACTGTTTGAACTTGGTATGCTCCATGAACATTTTGTGGCTGTAGCCCATGTCTGTCTCTTTATCAGCGACAACAAAGACTACTTGTCCATCGGTTTGACCATCATTGAAAACAATAAGGTTTTCAGCAAGATAGCGTTGTTTGAAGTTTTTCAATGAAATCCTCGGATAGCTTGTTTTCTTTATTTAGCTATCCGAGTTTAGTTATCGCATGAACTTCCGTTTGTGGATGTCGATGCCGTCATAGGTCTTTTCGACTTGGAAGTACCATGTTCGATCCGGCCTTTCCGTGTTGAAACGGACGGCTGACAACGGTCCACCGAACACGCAACCGGTATCGATGTTCAATTGGTTTTTCCGCTCATAGATCGCCTGTACCGGCGTATGACCATGCGTGACATAGTAGCCATATTCGTAATCGTCATTGTAGAAACGAAAATCCCGGTCCCATATGATGGTCTGTTCGTTCTGGTCTTCCATGCATTTCGAAGGATCGATTCCGGCATGAACGAATACGTAATGGTCATATTGGTAATAGAGACGGAGCGACTTCAAAAAATTCATGGTCACTTCGTCCTTATACCAAAGCTGGCCATGATAGGATTCGACAGTTGCCGCTCCACCATTCTGCATCCAATGCCAACCTTTGCCGTCACGCATCATGTCTTCATGATTACCTTTGATGTAGATATGCTCTACATTTTCCGGCTGTTCACGACGGCGCTGGTCCAGAAAATGAATCACACCACGGGAATCAGGACCACGGTCCACATAGTCACCAATGGTGATGATTTTGGCTTCGTTGTCGCCTCGATCTTCGTCAATCAAGGCAATCATAGCCTGTAGTTCGGCAAGGCATCCATGGATGTCACCGATAGCGTATAGTAGCATTTTAAATGGACCTATTAAGAAGCGGTTCCGTTGCCCACGTCGAGAACGAAAATTTTCCGCTTGTTATACACGTTTTGGATGACACCGGGACGATCTTCGAACGCCATGAACACCGGGCCGTATGTCGCCTCGATATGGTCAAGTAGGTCGTGCTTGGCCTCCCAATCCGGACGATTGTCACCCTTAGCCCGCATGATCAGTACATGACGAGAAAAGTTGTTCTTGTCCAGCCATTGTTCCGTGATTTCTCGTTCTTCCTCGGAACGGGCAGTCATGATGATGCAAAGATTGTCGGGAAGTGTCGCCAGCGCATTGAAAATATATTGCGTCTGGGGAATTGGGTCGTCATTGACCGACAATTCCATGAAGGCTTTCCAGTTCTTTGGTTTCGACTTGATTAGAGGCAGTCGATGTGCCGAGTCTGAAATTGTTCCGTCAATATCCCAAACTATGATTTTCTTAATTATTTCCTGCAATACCTTTTTCTCTCTTCGATTCGCTTACAATTCGTTCTAAAATATTCAGCTTCCAAGTTAGGCGCTGTTGTTCCAATTCGGCATGACGATTAACGAGCGCCAAAGCCATTATCGGACTATCATCCTTGATTTTGTCAGCACGGTCCAACAGTTCATCATTTCGATTCCGCCAATCGGAATCGAATTTGATTTCATGTGGTTCGGCGTGTTCTGAAAATTTCAGTTCAGACATTATTTGAACAATCTGGCCGGTTTTCGTTGTAGTCCATGGCGTCTGCGATACCGTTCAGCGATTCTAAATGCGATTGAATTTAGTCTGCAATAACAGTAGGAATGATCCTTTTCAGGACCAAGACAGCCACACGCACTTCCATACCACACGTTATCTGGGTGTTCCAACCACCAAATAATGCTGGAACGAAGCTGCTGTTTAATTGGCAACTTGTATTCCACAGGTTGGATCGGCTGTGGACGATGTTTTGCTCGCAGTTCTTCCAATCTACTTAGTTCAGACATTCGTACTCATTCGCCTCTAGCGTAATGTACTGAATTGTCTTCGAATAATCCCGAACGACATAAAATCCGTTCGGAAGAATGGCGTTAACCAACACCAGCCGCAATTTTTTGAACATTCTCACCCTCTCATGGTATTATGAACAATATATCCGAATTTCAATAGGGAGTCAACCCGGATATTTCTTTAATTCATAATATGTGTAATCCGAATTTTTCCCCTGCATATAATCCATTTCCAGCTTATGATAGTTCAGCATTCGACCAAATCGAGCCGAATCGATGATACCACATGCTTTGCAGCCATTGGCGATGGTTTCTGCCCGCTTGGCAACCCGCTCTTCCGTGGTTTCATCCTCGGACATTTCCCACAAATCGAAATATGGATTGTCGTTGGCGTTGGCGTCCAGCCAAGCATCATATTGCGGAACATTGTCTCGCAACCACTGGCGAACTTTTTCACCAGATTTGAGGGTGTTCTGGCTTCGCAGAATATTGCAAAGCTCTATCGCCTCTTTCTCGGTTTCCACATACAGGAAAGGATCACACACATGGTGATCATAATCAGATTCTTCATAACAAATTGCGTACATGTTTCAATCCTTCCCCAAAAACCAATTCCAAAAGTTTTTGCCAAAAATTTTCCATAACGACTTGAAATTTGGAAGAGTGAAAGTGTCGATCCTTACTTCACTTGTTTTAACAAAAACCACTGGCAACGGGTTGTCACCACGCTTCCATTCGTTCGGGCGATAGCAACAAATATAACCATCGTCGCCCGGAACTTTCAATCCAGTACCAAAAACTTCTAATTTGATGCCGGAATCATGGATCACATCGACATATTTGATTTCTTTGCCGTTCTTGTCTCTATGATATTCGAGTGACATGGTTCAACCCTTCAACTGAATGGTCGTCGTGCCATCGTTCTTTTTTGACACGATGATTTCCCGATCAGCAAGGCGAAGTGTGTTCACCGTCTGATGTGAAGCCAGAAGGAATTCCAGAAGGGAATCCACCTGTCCGGCTTTGTGCTTGTATTCCTGATACTTTGAAGTCATCAATCATCATCCATCTGGTATAGATCATACTTTTCGCAGATCACAGCCCAATTCTTCTTAATAAATTCTCGGCATTCTTCTTCGGTCGAGCGCTTTGCCTTCAAGGTAATCCATGCGAAGTCACAAGGATCAGCTTCGGAAGGAACTTTCTTGACCATCAGGCGAATAAACCAGTCATCACCTTGACTGGAAAATCGATTCGGAGGCGTGATCGCACCGCACTTCTTCTTATCAGCCTTGATTTGTGTGGTCGGGTTCGGTTCGGCAATCGCTCGCAAACCGGTTTCCTTCTTTTCCTTCTTAAAACTTAGCTTCATGTTCATTCCTCTTTGTCCAATTTATATAATAGAAATATATAGATGTCAAGAGGCGAATCTACAAACGAAAGTGGGCTTGTTTCGCACTCCACCGCATAGAAGACGGTTGGAACGAAACAAGCCCTTTCTGGCTTGGCCACGAAGCCGCTTTCAAAGGAACATGGTGCGAACAGAAATTCTACTCCGATGGTGAATCTCTGCTTTATGTTCCGTCTCGGCGCTCGGATTGTTGTAACGGGCCGTAATCCGGTAGCCCAAATATACACTCACACTTTGTTTCACACGCAAGCCCGGCAAGGTGACCAATTATTCGGTCGAAGCCTTTGTGATTTTTGCCAATCACATTTCTGTTGTGGCGGTGCCGGTCCCGCTTAACTACATCGCTCTCGATTGATTATCATGGCACTCACAGCTTTCATCACGAAATGGGTTACCGCTCTTGGGCGGCTCATGGAATGGCCACGGCAACCTTGCCCGGCCTGAAATTTTGTCTCTTTGACGACGTTTCTCAATTAAGAGTTACATTAGCTAAGTGAAACCATTTACGAACATCAGCATGTTCCCTGTTCTGGCCGTTTAGCGGGGGCTTTTGCCCATGCCGCATTGATAGCGGCTTCAATCAACAATCAATCTAGGTTTCGGCGCTTTGTCAAGCATGAAAACAACTTAGAAGAAAACACACCTACCTTTTCTTAATGGGGCCTGTTCAGTTCCCCGGTTTCTATAAAAAAGGGTTGGTGAACGTCCTGCACCGTTCTTTAATCCCCATGTGTTCGGGGAACCCACAAGAAACCAGTCCGCTGACATCAATTTCTGACCGCCTAGGCTGGCTTCCTACTTCCTTTCCGAGAAAGCGCTACTTCCGTCTCGCTCCCTACAGTCATCAATATAATCACCATTTTTCTGGTGTCAACAGGAAAAATTCAAAAAATGAAAATTTCTGGAACAATTTATGATTCTATAATCTTTTCAATGACTTCCCAAATCTCGTCTTCATCCATCACTTTGGAGAACGGACATACCGATGGAGCATCTATCGCTTTGATAATCCTAGCGTTTTCTTTGAAAATGTGTTCACGACGGAGGAATGTGATGGTCGGGACAGGGTATTCGATTCTATGGAAAACATCCCGAGTGAGATTGTAGGTCTGTCCGGTTTCCACCGTGAAGTCGGCTAGACGATGAATCATGCACTCACCAAGGAATGCCGGTTCTTTGCCAACGTCATCCTTTTTGCATGACACTTCATAGAGTCCATATTCGGCAAAACACACACTCTCATATGTGTAAAGCGTATTCATCAGAGCGCCTTTGATGACGGTCGATGAAAAATCGTAGCGGTGATCGTGAATTTCCTCTTGATCGAGGATTGGCATAACGTCCGGATGATAGAAGTGGAGGCGTTCGACGGCATTCAGTTTGAGTTGGATGAAGCCAAGTCCAAAATAATTCGGTTTACCCAGAGTTTTCAGCCGGGCAATGTCAAGATATTCGTGTTTAGGCATTTTTTCCTTCATTAGAAATGAAAATGGCAACGAAGAAAACTCCGCTGCCATTTTATTTAGTTGTTCACCACAAGTTTCAGCTTAGGTTGCTGAACATTCAATGTGCCGGGTGCAAATCCCGGTAGGAACTGTTCCCAAAATGCGTCGTCAATCGTCATCGGATACCGCTTACGAATTTCGAGCATCTGATAGAATGATGGTTCAAAGATTTTTTTCTTTGGAGCCCATCTACCAACTGGCAAAGATGCACCTTTCATGAGATTGCATGAAGGACATGAAGCCACAACATTTTCCCATTCGGTCTTACCACCTTTAGCTCTTGGAATCACATGGTCATCCGTGATGGAATTCGATTGATTCCTTTGAGTAGTCAAAGGCATATCGCACCAGAAGCACTTACCAGAATCACGATAGTACAAGGTTTCCTTGTTCAACTGAATCTTGTTCGTGAATTTTCTGGCTGAATTGGTAACGATCACTGATGGCCAACGCAAATCCGTTCTTGACGGAGTCAAGATTGGCCGATCATACCAATGCACAACATTGTTCTTACCAAGCAGATATCCCACAATGGCGTCACGTGCCGGAATAAGCGACAACGGAAACACCGAATGCGGCATAAAATTCTTGTTCAGGACCAATGTTCTCAAATTTACTTCTGACACGTTTCTAACCTTTCTCCTATGTCAATAGCTATGTTCAATAAAGAATCTAATGAAATCAAGCAAGTAACGAAATGTTACAAAATGTTACTTGACTATTTCTCCATACTCTTCTAAGGTGACTCTTTATGAGCCTTTATGAATCTTAGTGATTCAATGGTTCTTCGGTAACTTCGTTACCTTCGAATGTTCTTCGAACATATCTAGTGTTTATATCAATAGATTCTGAAACAAATTACAGGATTTTGGTGAGAAATCCGATAGAATGGGGTTCCAGACCATTTTATTTAGAGCGTTCGCCATACCATAGAAAACCAGAGGAATCAATAGACAGCCAAAAAATTCAAATTATTGAAAAATAGCCTCTTGACACTCCATTCTTGTTCATATAATTATTCCCTGTAAGTTGAAATGCGAACCCAAGGGAAGGGTTGATTGCGAATGAAGCAAGTTAAGAATCCCCACGATTTCTACCGCATGGCAAATGCCATGTTCGGTGAGACTCGTGACGTTAGCCGCCTAGGTTGGGCGGAAATCGAAGCCATTTCGGTTACGAACGATGTTCGTGTTCCGGGTTGGGTTCGTGCTTCCGCTACCGGCAAGGGTAAGAATAAGGTCTACTCGACCGTTCCTCCCAAGGCCACGTCCGATGTCAACACGCTGAACGGTGCGGTTCCGGCTAATAAGCCGAAGGTCCAGTATTACGTCAAGGTTTCGCCTCGTAATCTGGAAACCAACAAGTTCATGTCGGTGAAGGATGATCCGATTGCACAGGCTATGACCGCCGATTTGGAGTCCGCTCTGAATGCGTCGGCTTCGCCGGTTGCCATCGATGCCGCCACGGTCGATCCGGAAAAGCTCTTTTCGGATATGGCTGACCTTGTGTCGCTAGTCGTTGATAACGTCGCCAAGGCGCTGCTTATCTATGGCGGCGGCGGCACGGGCAAGAGCTTTGGTGTCTATGAAGCTCTTAGACAGGCTGGCTACGTTCGGGATGAAGATTTCTTCGTCTACAAGGGCAAGGTCACTCCTGCTTCGCTCTACCAGATCATGTTCATCCACAGGGATGACAACAAGCTTCTGGTGTTCGATGATGCCGATAGCGCTTGGGAATCCGAAGACTCGGCTATGATCCTTAAGGGCGCTCTCGATACCACGGATATGGAAAACCGTGAAATTTCGTGGTCCACCAATCGTACCGTCAACGTCGATAAGTGGGACTCGGAAAAGCGGGCCAAGTATGCCGCCGAAATGGACGAACTGCTTGAAAAGCAGGGCGACGATGAAGAGGAAGACGCCAAGCCGGAATCGGTGACTCCGGAACAGGCGGCGTTGGAGCCGGAAAAGTACTTCAAGGATGGCCGTCCGAAGATGAAGGCTTTCCAGAAGAAGGAAAAGGTTTTCCGGATGCCTGCGAAGTTTGTCTTCCATGGTCGTGTCATCTTCATTTCGAACAAGCCTCGTTCGGACTTCGATAAGGACGTTCTGACTCGGTGCTACAAGATCGACATGAGCTTGACGCCGGAACAGATGTTCATGCGGATGGAAAAGCTTCTGCCCTACATGGTGCCGGAAGTTCCGGAAGCCACGATGGATTTGAAGCATCGGGTTCTGGTGACCTTGAAGGCTCTGTACAAGTCGGGCAATCTCGAAAACCCGAGTCTTCGGACCTTCGATGCGGCTATCAGGATTGCCGCAAGGGGCAAGCCGAATTGGGCAGACCTTCTCCGTTACACCTGATCGGTGTCGCAACAAGAAAGGCCCGGATCACTCCGGGCCTTTCGCTTTATCGGTCTTTCCCGATTGTCCGATAGAACGATCTTCCGGTTTAGAAACGATTCTCCGTTACCACAGATTCAAACCCGCTCATTCGGGATGTTTCCATATTGGTAAGGACCACGAATGCTTCCGGTGGATTGGAGAGTCCAGTCAGGACGAAAGGATAAACAACCGACTGGAAATCCACGAGCTTCTATCTGCCATCCGTTACTTCTACCCGTGCCACAGATGGCTAGGCACGATGCTCACACACGAAACCATAGCGCATAGGCGCACAAAACTCCATACAGGACATACCACGTCCAAGCTGGCGGGCGGAAGTCAATACCGCCATCCATCCACTCGACCGTGAAGCCGGTCGGTTCATTCAACTTCTTTTTCAGTTTCTTGATATCGTATTTCATGGCCATTCAATTCGCTATGGCCTTACCAAGGCCCGGAATAATCTCTAGAAGGCGCTCCGTCTCGACAAAGAACCACACCTTCGCTCTACCGTTTGGCGTGGCCATTTCGGTATATGCTTGCTCGTCATACGCCACAGCAGCGGTGGAATGGGTCACACAATCCACCAGACACACGGCGATCTTGGAATCTTTGGTTCGCATCCCCGGCGATGCACCAACGGGCAAAACCACGTCGGCGTTTTGCCGTAGCCATTCCTCTTTGGTCATATCAGGCGGATTGATGTAATAGCTCATGCGATTCTCTTCCTTTTCTTCAAAACCGATGATGTGCTTTTTCTCGAATTCAATCAGCATGTTAGGGAACAAAATCCCGGCGAAGATGAATGGTTGATTCATCAACACCCCTGCGAATTTGTTGCCGTTGATTTTGGTAACCTCAACCCACATGCGTTCGTCGCCGTCTTCACCCACAGAAAGAAAACAGAGCTTCACATAGTCGCCTATGCGAATTGCAGCCTTTTCAGCGTTTGATGGTATCTCAAAGGTGTGTGGCGACCGATTGTGAGCCCGAACGCCATCCAAGAGCCTGTAGAACTGCATTGGAGCCTCACAGAAGCGTTGCGGCGGGTTGATTGGCCTTTGCAGCCTCTTGTCTTGCCTTGCGATCTAGAAGCTGTTCTTGAACCGCTATAGCGACGGATGTAATCCGTGACTCGATGTCGGAAAGCTCATTCAGCATTTCCGTGTGCTGGTCACGTGCCAATTCATAGGTTCCGGCTTTTGCCGTCTGATAGTCACGCCCATGTGGCGTTCCTTCCCGCAAGAGCCCCTGTAGCGTGTGAACAGCGTCCAGAGTCTTGATATAGTGCGCCATCAACGAGTCACCGTCTGTGCCGTTCAAATTAAGAACGGGAAACGCTATCTTGTTCGGTTGGTTCATTTGCTTTCCTCCTTTTCAATCCCTTTTCGGCTAAGGCGAAACCGCCCCTAATTTCCTTTAAGCGTCGTATCGACATGCCGTCATAGGTTTCATAGAGCTTGAACCACTTCCATGCTGGCGGGTTCGACAATTCCATCAGTTGCAGGACAAGCTTTTTCTTTTCCTGCATCAGCTATCAGCCTTCCTCGATACCACGTTCCGAAAAGTCGTTTTCGGCATCGAAAACTTTAATGATCCGGCCTTCCTTGGCGGCGACAACATGAGCATCAGCGACCTTCGCCATATGGTACAGTTGTGCCTTGGCAATTTCCTTGGCCTTGTCCGTACCAGTTTCGAACGCCAGAACGATGATATCAGCGATTTTGTTCCACGACGGAGTCATGTCAACCGTGCCGACTTCGATTTCGGCATTTTCCTTCAATCGAGGATCGTCGGGCTCAACATAAGTTTTTATGCCATACTTATCCGGTTCGCCAAGCTGGACTTGTTCCGGATGAAGTTTGCTGCCGTAATAAGTTGCATTCATTGATCGACTCCTATTTTCCCTAATATAATGTTTCTATTGAAGAAAATCAAGTCAATAATAACGCCATTTTTCGTAGGGAAACTTGTCGTCATTGGCTTTCAGGAAGGCGATACCGTCTGCCGTAACCGGGCGATAGCTGCGAAGCGCATGACCATGAATGTGACCGCCATTCTTGGAAATCGAGCCATCCCAATTTTTCCATTCGAAAAAGCGCAAAAATTTGTCACTGAATTTTTTCGGTGGCGAGCCTCGGCGTAGTGGCCCAAGGTGCCCATCGTCAATCAAGCGCTGAACGTCCGGATTATCCATCCCCACGCCACCTTCACAATGGAAGTACAGGCCACCCGACAATGGTCCCTCTTTACGCTCCAAATCGGCAATAGAAATGTAACCGAGTCGCCAGCCAATTCGATACCACGAATAGCATCCAACGGCACGGCGTAAGAGCTTGATCCGCCTCCCAAGTGATTTGTGTTTATCAGCACTCATTTCCAATTCTCCTATTATATTGAATATATTGATTATTTTTCGATTTGTCAAGAAAAAAGGGAGCCCGAAAGCTCCCTTGAAATTCACGATTCGTTAACCGCTCTAAGCTGCCTGTGCGTATTCCATGGCCTTGTTGAGTGCCGTGATCTTCTTATCCTTCATGGAACCGAACCAGATGTTGTTCAGGCGTCCCTCTGCCGAACGACCAAGCTTGTGGTCCATCAGATAGGTGACGGCGTTGAAAGGCTGCCACCACGTGCCTTCCCCGAGCTTCGCACCGGGTTGCGTATCCATGGCTTCCAAGGCAAGGCGAGCGTTGCGGTTGCCGGAAGCGTTGTCGTTGTCGGCGGTGACCTTCTTCGAAAAGGACGGGAAGATTTCGTTGAAATATTCCTGAACGGCTTCCTTCCGGAAACTCTTCGAAGCGAGGAACTTAGCCCGTTCCTGATATTCGATGAAGTTCTCATGCGCCGTGAACAGCGTCTTTTTGGCGGCTTCCGGATCGAATTGGTTCTTGTGGTTGACACGCACGACCGATGCCGACGATTTCGACAGCGCCAGCGACAGTGTATTCCAGCACACGACACGGGTAGGCGTCATGTCGATGGTGATTGTCTGACCATAGATGTGAGGATTCGAGAACAGAAGATAATTCTCGATTTCGTCTTCCTTCACCAGACCCTTTTTGCCGACGAAACGAAGCGCAAAGGTTTCCTTGGTCTTGGCCAGAGCCCAAACACGCTTGCCGTTCATCAGAGAACCGGCAGTGTTCATTTCCAGTTCGCCAAGGTCCACAAATTCCTTGAAAAACTTGAAGGCTTCGGCATTCTGCAAAGGATGCCAGTCATCGGGAACGAATGACAGAATGGATTGATCGGTATCCCGAATCAGCGCCGTCATATCGGTTTTGCGAAAGTCGAAATTGGAAAGCTTGTTCCCGGCATTGCGGTTGATGTTCATATAGAGTGGCTGTTTTGAAACAGTCCAATCCACACCAGCTTCCTTCATGATTTCTTCCGGCGACAGGTTCGGCATGACACGATTTCCGAAACCATGCCACGGTGTTTCGCCAGCGTAAGCCATTGTTTCTACAAGAGCGGACATTCGAATTTCCTTTCGAAGAACTAGGTTGCAATATCCAGAATTTAGGTAATGAAAATCCAATTGTCAAGGCGTTTTCGTAACGAAAATAAAAAAAGTTGTGTGTGCCGGGTTGTTTACACCTGTGACATGGTGTAGACACACCTTCACCAAACGGCGTTCGCCGGGCGGTTTTCAAACAAAAAATGGAGATTGTGAATGGCTAAGAATGATTCGGCATTGGCCGTGGCTGTTGCCAGCTTTACCGTGGCTTTGATGACCATGGAGGAAGCAAAGAAGAAGGCTGATGCAGCGTTGTCGATTATCAATCAGTCGATCATGTCGTCCCTGAACTTGAAGGACGAAAAGGGATGGTTGACGGAAGCCGGAAAAGCTACGCTTCGCCATTATTGGGAAGCGGAAATGCCGGTCAAGAAGGCATCAGAACTGATGGATATTTCCTACAGCGCCGCCCGCACTTATTTCATGCGCTGGAATGAGGAATGGGACGAAGCAAACGCTGCTTGACAACTAGAGGGCTTCGGAGTCTTGGCAACTCCGAAGCCCCCATCCTTCCCCGATGTACTTGCGATGACTCAAGTCATACCCCAACACTGAACATTTTAGAACACACTAATAAGCAGTCAATGGGGCACAAAGCCCCATAATTAACCACCAAAAGTCGCATGTTTCCAGCCGATTTCGGCCAATTTCACGAAAAAGTGGCGCTGCTTCGCCGCCTTCGTCTTGAAGATTTCGGCGGCATTTGCGCTCATTTCCGTAAGCTGGATCATGAGCCGGGCCGTGTTCAGATCGCACAAAAGCGGCTCAAAATTTTTGTAGTCCTCGAAAAACTGGAAATTCTTTTTTAAATCGAACAGCCCTTCGTCTGGCCACACAAGATAGCCGTGGCCAGTCCAGTTTTTGAATGCTTCGATGGACGGAAGCTGGCAATTTTTCCATTTCTTGCCAACGGCGACTTGATCATCCCGATTGTATTCGAGATTTTCGGCGTATTCCACAGGATCGATGATTTCGGTCATTTTCTCTTGTTTCTCGCCCGCAAGACACGCTTTGCAGCGGCCAACCGAAGATTTTCATCAACCGTGTTCAAAGCTCCCCCAAACATAGAGAGTGCCTTGATCATGTTGCGAAGCGAAGTCATGTCCTGATTACCGACGATTCGGTAATCCTCATACAGAACCGGATCATTCTTCTTCAAATCGTCCATGAAAGTAGACATTCGGAATTCCTCCGTTGGGTTTAGATCATTTCCAGAATCTTGAAATGCTTCTCACGAAGAAGCGTGTTGCACTGATTTTTGAAGGACCAGAGAACCCGCCCGCCATCCTCATGGGGAACCGGCTTGGCAATGGTCACTTCACCAGCCGAAAAGGCAAGACCCATCTTGGTCTTCACATCCTTTAGATTCACCTGAACAAGAATGTAGTCATCGAAATGGCCTTTGTATTGAGGCCACTTAGCCATCATCTGTGCCTCTGCCTTGGCAATGAGTTTCGCCCGAGTCACAGAATCAGCAATAACCATCATCAATCTCCGTTCCTTACAGAGATTTATATAATGAAAATGTAGAGAGGAGTCAAGCGCCTTTTTATCCCAATGGCGTTTTCTGCCACAGAAGCGGCCTTATCCGGTCGATATGTTTCATGGCAGATTGGTAATTTTGTCCAGTGATTTGCCAGTTCGAACGGAATTGTTTTGGATGGTATGGGTGTGGATATTGATCGTCGCCATACAGGGTATCAAGCGCCGTGGCCAGTTGATGAAGCTTGCGTTTTTCGAGCTTCTTTCCAATCTTCCGTTTCCGGACGATAGCGGCGTCACCAAGCAGAATTTTTTTGCACACATGTGGAGGGAACTTTTTCCTAAGCGCCAGAAATTGTTCGAACGGAACCACACCACGGATTGTGTTGCATTGAAAACAGGAAAGCTTGCGGTTCTGGTAACCGTCTCTGCCGCCTAGCGAACGGGGAATGACATGTTCCCATGTCGCCATCATCTGTTTGGAATTGGCAGATAGGCAATCAAGATACATTTTCTGATTGCAAAAACAGCATCGGCCACGCTGATGCAAATAGAATTTGCGTTTTACAAATTGATCCTTGGCGCTCTTGGCGTCTTGCCATTCGCCAGTCAAAAGTAAAAGCTCGACTCGTCTTTTCGAATTAAGAATGCTTTGACGAAAACTCTTGGTTTTTGGAAGCTCGACCTTTAATGGCATTCGGTTGCAAATCTTCGATATGAATGAAATCTTCGATGCTTTTTACAGGATTGATTCCGAAATGCGTATGGTGTGGTTCCCGTGCACGGAACACTTGTTCCAATGTGCTTTTCGAATTTCGATCCTTTGTATCTTCATATATGGCCTGAATAGCCTTTTCAAGAACAATATTCAATTCTTGAATGATTTCCCGGTAATAGGCATCATTTTCTTCTACCGTCTTACCCGGCCATGGCCCTTCCATCTTCTCCCAAAAGAGTGCATCGGCGGCTCTCACTTCCGGCAGAATTGCGAGCGTATGCTCATAGGTTGGCTTGTCCATAGGATAACCCATATCGTAAACTCCATTCATTTATTATAATATAAGGCTAACCTATTGAAATGTCAAGGCTAACATATGTCAGCCAAAAGGACTAATCCGTAATAGCAAAAAGGGAGCCCGAAAGCTCCCCTTGGTTCGTTTCAAACCATGCCCAATGCGGCTTGGTAGAGGTCGATAATTGCGTCTTCCTCTTGCCGTTCGGCTTGATCCTTCTTCCGCTTTCGGATGATCACTCGCATTGCCTTGGTGTCAAAACCAGCGCCCTTGGCTTCGGCAAACACATCCTTGATATCGTCTCGGATGGTATCCTTTTCTTCGGCAAGGCGCTCAATGCGTTCGATGAAGGCTCTAAGCTGGCCAGCCGCTACGGTCTGGCTTGCATTATCTGTATCTTCGCTCAATGTTATCCTCTAATGATTGTCGTGCGATATATTCAATGTCAGCACGGGAGATGCCAATATCGGCCAATTCCCGGTCTGACAAACTGTAAAGTTCGTTAACGGTACGCTTGTAAACTTTTCTGTAATCGAGGTATGATTTAATCTTCTTAAACAATTTGTTTTCCTTTATATTGCAATGCATCATATTTACACTGCATTGCACAAGAAAACAATTGCTATTTCTGCATACCTCCTATGTCCAGTCTTCTTTTAGTTTCTTCAATTCTCTTTCCAACTCTGCAATACGTTCCAATTTTTTATTGCGTAAGTAGTCTTCCGCTTCCGTTCTTGTTTCGAAGAGCATCTTTGGAATGTCGCATGTTGAAAACATATCGACGTAATCTCCATCGATGACGAAGTATGTTGGGGAAAGTCTTATCATTTATGCCCTACAGACTTTTCGATAGCCGTATGGAAGGGATTCCTGCCGATGATATCCCAATGATCTTCATTGGCTTGCCGCCATGATCTATGCTTGGCATTGACACTCATGCCATCGGTAATGCCACGGCCCATAGCGTGAATGCACATTTCAGGCGAGATACCACCAACACCGGTCCCCATTCCAGAGAAACAGATTGATTCGATGGCATGTGTACTGTGCGACTTACGGGCCGCTGCACGTGTCGCCAGATAGATATTGGAGGCATCCGGCAATCGCATTGGAACACGCATGGTTGGAGCTACAATGAGATAGGGGATTGTCTTGTGAGTCGATGAAACAATCAAAGCGTCACCGACAAGCAATTCGTTGAATTCCGTATAGAACGAAATCTGTTCCTGCACGATGTTTTGGATGTTCGGCATGTTTTCGGCAAAGTGGTAATCGATACCACCATCCATGAAGCCAAAGCTATTAGCCGGGCTGACAACAGCGTCAACCGGCGTATCCAAAGGCGAACCAAGCCCTACATTGACTCCAGTCCTAAGAAAATCTTCATTGGTTGCGGCTCTATCGACAAGCGCTATGTTACGATCACGGAAATAGATTTTCATTTACCACCTTGGATACATGGGTTGAACAGAGACAGGCTTACCGTAAATCGTTGTACAATCCGAGCAATGCCAAAGCGTTTCTTCACAGGTATAATGGCTTGCCGGGATGAAGGAAGACGATGAACCGCTAGAAGGGCGCATATACCTTCCGCAAGATTCACACTTAAGACGATTGTCACACTTGATAAGACGCCGCATTTTGTTGTTCCTTTGAAGATTGATTCCTCATTGTGGAACACAATACTTTACATACGGGATTATGTCAAGGTTGAAGATCACTATACTTTCAAAGTATAAGTCCAGAATTGTCGATTTTTAAAATATCCAAAGCTTTGTTGAAATGTTCTGGTGTAATTCCAACGTCATATTCTACCGTAATTAATCGGTAATCTTTGGTGAAGTGCATATCATCGAAACAAATCCAATCTATTTCGGTGTCTTTGGTGTTTCCGGCAACCCATTCATTGATACAATCGTATCGATTACCCCAACTGGTGGAGCCGAACGTGGTTCGCCAATTTTTGTGGAAATACTCTTCCTTGAAACCGGCCTTGATCATGTCGGTTCGCAATAGCGAGACATAAGAATCATAATTGTGGCTGGTGTTCATGACCACCTTGGCACCGGAGCGCTCACACAGGGTGTTCAGGATGGCAATGGAAATAGGGGAGAATGTTCGGTTTCCGGCTGCATTTTTGTCGATGAAAAACATCGAACCGGGAATCAGCGGCCCGTCAACGTCGCAAAAGCAAATCTTCAATGTATAAATACCTTCGATGGAAATTGGAGGAATATATGTTTAACAATTCTAAGTACACCCATTGGTACAACGCAATCATATTGAAAGCTAAGTCTCAAAACCGTAAAAAGCATGATGGTATATATTACGAAAAACACCATATCATTCCAAAATCTTTAGATGGAGACAATTCGAAGTCAAACTTGGTCTTACTGACTGCAAAAGAACACTTTGTATGTCACGTTTTATTACCTAAAATGTGTATCGACAATGACCATAAAAGAAGAATGGTGTATGCGTTTTTCCAAATGGGTAAATGGCAAAATGTGCATCATCAGAGATACAACGCAAAGCTCTATGAAATTCATAAGAAAAGCTTTATTGCTTGCATTTCAGGAAGCAATAGTCATCTTTACGAAAACGGTTTCTTTGGCGAGAGAAATGGTATGTTCGGTCGCAAACATTCTGTCGAGTCACTTGCCAAAATGAGTGAAAATCGTGCCGCCGTGTTTGACAAAGAAAAACAAATTTTATGCAACCCGAACCGCAAGCCAGTGACCGTCCAAGGCATTGAATTTCCTTCAATTCGGCAGGCGGCGGCGCATTTTGGAGTGCACAAACGAGTCATCAATCGTTGGTGTTCTTAGTCATAGGAGAGCCTTTTAACGACCGTCAGACGGTGCAGAGCGTTATCGACGTTGCCGAACATCTTTTCTTTCCAAACGTCATAGGCGGCTTGATATGTGTCAAATGGACCATATTCTAGCGTCTCGCTTTGAAGCTCACGAAATGTCGTGTCTTTGTAGATTCCACCGAACACCCAGAATTTGGTTTTCAGTTCGAATCCTTCATCTTTCCAGCGCTTGCCCCATGCGGCATTGTCGATCCTCTGTGAAATCAACAGAGCTTCAACCATTTGATCGGCAAAGCCGGGATACCATGGGTTCGTCTTGACGCCCTTCATGAGCGTTTCAACCCGTTCCGTGGCTATGTCGAAACACCGCTTGCGTTCAGCGTCAACGCCTCTTTCGTATGGTGTCAACGGGCCTTCTGATTCATCACCCATATTCTTCCTCATATTTCTTTATCGATTCGTGAACACATTCTGTCCACTTGCCGGTGTTATCTGTGAAAAATTGATCGCAGCGATTTAGAATGTAATCATTCTGCTTAGGAGCGGTCGGTTTGTTAGCAGAAACCAACGCCAATGTCAAAAGAATTAATATCGAACATATAACGCTCGTTATAGCGTAAATTCTAATAAATTCATTCATCGGATTCCTCCATAAAAATGCGGATTGCATTGCGTTCCGCCATCAAAATTTTGCCAAGCTCATTGCGGCCCTTGCCTTTGCAAACGCCCCAAAAGGTGTCATTCCACCAGTTGCCTTCGACAAGCTCTTGATCGCCGGTCGCTAGCAGCTTTGCCCGCAATTCAGGATTTTGAAATTTTGCATTGACCAGTCGGCGCATGACAGAAATTTTTTGCTCTTCCCAATCGGGAACAAGCTTGACGTTCTGTCCCCATTCTTTGCACCGGCCCGGCGTAAGAGCTAGGAATTTGATGTGGATGGCTTCGATTTCGGATTCGGAAAGATCGCTGAAATCGGCCTTGGCCCATTGGTAACCGTGTTCGACGGTTGTCCATTGCATGTTGCCGTCTTTGACGGGAGAGTACCAAAAATTTGATAAAAAACGGTAGACGCCTGAAAAACTCTTGATCGCCAAATTTTATCCTGTCATTTCGTTGGTTTCGTCGGCAGTTCCGTGGAACCAATGCTTAGCTGTCTGAACATGGTCTTTCCGGACATACTTCCCGACATGATTACGAAAATCTCGCCATGTGAAATTCCCTCTGTTTCGAAGAACAAATCCCTCGGAA